CGGTTTCCGGTGTTGGTTGCTGCTGAGCAGTATCCGGTGTTGGTTGCTGCTGAGCAGTCTCCGGTGTTGGTTGCTGCTGAGCAGTATCCGGTGTTGGTTGCTGCTGAGCGGTTTCCGGTGTTGGTTGCTGCTGAGTAGTCTCCGGTGTTGGTTGCTGCTGAGCGGTTTCCGGTGTTGGTTGCTGCTGAGCGGTCTCCGGTGTTGGTTGCTGCTGACCAGTCTCCGGTGTTGGACTTTTTATCATCGTCCCAGTTAACCTGATCTTTGATGTACTCCAGACCGGCTTTAATAATTCCAGCAATTCCGATTTCTGCTTTAATCGAAATCTTCTTTCCTACTCTCTTGCTGTCGCCAGATTTCTGATCGTTTGCATCCAGCTCGACTTCGCAATATCTGGAATTAGCCGGTGCATAATATCCAAATACATCCAACGGATTCTCACAAGCGTGAAATCCAGTATCGCAAATCTCGGCTCTTTCTTCTTCGTACTCCTTGCCGATTTCATACTGAAAATCACGACATTTTAAGTCTTTGTCAAATCCCTTATAGCATTTCATTTTTCCTTGTCCTCCAAATTCAGTCCGAGTATAGCTACACAAACTTCTTTCTTTAAATACGTATTTGCTTCGGTTGTGTTCAGATACGCTTCAAATGCCTTTAATCTGCCTACCAGCTCTGCATACTCTTCGGCTACGGTCTCTGCTCTGAAATCCATCTTATTTTCTTTCTTCATTGCAATCTCCCTCGCAATACGGACATTTGTTGTCCATCAAAATTTTGTTTAAATGGTTCGTTACTTTCTTCACATTTTCTTCCTGCTGATAACCGCCCTCTGCAATGCTGTACATATCAAACTCTCTTAATGATTCTTTCTTATATATGTTGATGTGCAAGCTGCATCCGATCTTGTAGTTTGCGAAATGAAATGCTACCGTTCTGCCGGTTTCTTTCTGGACTCTCCTGCACAACTGATACAACTCATCTACGGTCTTATCAAAATCATTTATCTTCATCGAAAAGCCCTCCAAGTAAATCATCAAATAATGTTTTTACAACTTCTTTGATTTTTTCTTTTTGAATAGTTTTAAATTCTTCTTCGTTCATCAGCCCGATTTTGACCGCTTCGTCAATCTCCTGCTTCACAGATTCCTCTGTTTCTTTGCCACCTTCCATAATGGTTTCTTTGATTCCACGAACGATAACAACTAAGTCAGCTATTAATTCTGCTTTACTGCCTTTAAGTGTGATTTCTCCCATTTTTGTCTCAATCATCTCTCTTTTCCGTTACTGAAAACTTATAAAAAGTTATAAACTTCTATGTTTCATTCCTACTTCAACGAGTATGCTTTTGATGATATAAATATCAATCTACTCACAAGTTCTTGTACTCTCCATAGGCGTAAATTCCGGACTAACGTATCCGTACATATTTGCATTAACGTTTCAGTGTCAGCTTGCAAATTTTTCTCCATAAGTCTTGAGATTTATAGATGCCTGGAAATATATTCCACTCTAATATCTTATAAAACTCAACATACGCTTATATGATTTTATAATTTATATTTAACTGTTAATTTCCTCCGTTTCTTTTAATTTCATCCGGGTAAATAACCACGAATGATAATGTGAATATTACGATTGCTACTGCAACCGGCTGTGATACACTGTCAAATCTCCAGAACGGCAGATACGGTGACATACCGCCGATCAGAGCTGACAGGATTAATGATTTTGCCATTTTTATGTCCCTCCGATTTTTTATGTGGTATACTCTCCTTATGAAAGGAGGTGTAATAATGACGGATAATGAAAAACGTGCACACGATTTAGCCATTGCAGTTTGCACTGATGTTTGCCATTTAAAACGTAAATCTCAAGTTGATGCTGGCAAAACTCATGTAATCATCGATTATTTCGAAGAATACATAAATGCTTATGAATCCGCATTAGAAGCATTCAACGAAAAATATCCATCTGGCAAATAGGTTTCTTATTAATCAAACATGTTAATGAAATAGGTTTCTTTGATGTTCGCACCATCTTAGAAGCCTTTTTCTTTTTTTTCTTTCTGCTCATAACCCCGTCTCCTTTCTTATAAGCAACTTTCCTGCGAATTCTCAGTATCAATGCGGTCTTTCAAGTACATCGGCAATTCATATTCTTGTGTTATAATCACCTCAAAGGAGGTGATAACAATGGATAAGTTACAAATCGCTCATGATCTGGCTGTTGCTAAGTTATGCGCTGAATTACCGGGAAGCCTGGGCAACTCTCATATCTGCCAGAGATACTTCAAATACCGTGCAGAATTTGCCGATCTTCTGGATTCCCATGATGAAGATTACTTTCTCAATGAACTGGATAAAGAGAAAGTAAATAATTGTTCTCCATCTCGGCGCTACTTTTAATCGTTAGACTTTTCCCCGGATGTGCTCTTTGTTGTTCTGCCAATATAGAGCACATCCTCAAGGGAAAACTGAATTTTGTTATTAATTCCGTTTTCATTCCATTCGTATTCAACAATTGACTGTTTGTCGAAATTAATTTTTTCATACACCTCTGCCGGGACACGCAACGTCTCTCCGTTTTTAAACTTGATAATTGTTTCATCGGCAATTTTCACATTCTCATCTCCTTTCGTATTTATTTCTGTGCACTCTTTTTACTTTCACCTTTTTCTTCCACTTCTGTGCTCTGAACGGAGATTTCTTTCCGGTGAAATGTCTGGAATCGTTTGGTTGGCTCGTTGTATTCACCTCCAGATAGCTCAACGCAAAATTGCGTTCAGTTATTGAGTTTTCTTACCTATCTCCCTATAATGTCCTTACAGGCACCGCCATGCCGAGTAAAATGAAAGGAGATAAAAGTTTGCTATTATTACCACATATAGATGGTTTTCATCAGTCCGGTGAAAAAGTTTCTGAAACCTCAGTGTTCGTATGCAATAACTGTGGTTCTAAAAGAACTGTAAAATCCGGTAAAACCATCCCTAAGTGTTCAAAATGCAACGATTACACCTACTGGTTCAAAATCGTGACACTTTGATCACTTTCAACATCCGCGAACATTGTTTCCGGGTAGTATTCGTCTTTTAAATCACTGTTTGAATAGTCGATGGATTTCACCCGGAAGCAGATGTTTGCACCGTTTTCCGTATTGAATACTTTCAAATACCTTTCTCCATTTTTTGAAAAGCATATTACCCTTGTTTTATCTGGGATTCTCACAATCTGCGGTTTAAATATTCTTTTTAAAATTTGCTTTAATGCTTTCACTTTTTGGCTCACCTACATTCTTATCTCTTGCATCTTTATCATTTCAGAGCCATACAAAACACGATTAACATAAAGTTTTATAGTTGCTCCTGTCTGGATATTCTCCATTTCTATTACAGTATCTCCATGCTCATCTGCAACTTTCTTTACAGTGAAACCCTCCAATGATCTGAGAAATACGGTATCGTAAACTGTCTGCTTAACTTCCTTACTCATTTTTCTCTATCCTCCTGCCCCAGAAACTTATTCACGAAATACAACTGTCCTTTTCCACTAACTTTTGTCGTGCGTGTGATTCTGACCGAACCATCTGGATTCTGGACATTGGATTCTTTGATTTCGAATAATCCCTGCTCAACGTATTTCTGTTTTGGCATATTTCGTGAACTTCCAGAAACCATCAAATAGCCATTGTCTCTCATCCATTGGAACAATCGTTTCTGCCCTATCTGGTATCCGTTCTGGCAGATAAGTTTCGCCAAGTCTCCGATAAGAATTGATGTATGACTTGCGGATACAGCATCTGCAAAGATTGTTTTTGGTCTATCAGCTTCAATTTTCTCCGTAAGAGACTTATTTGTATCTTTCAGTTTCGCAATAGTCTGGTCTGCCATCTTTAATGCTCTGGCAAATACCTGTTCCGGTGTGTTCCAGGCTTTTTCCAAATCTAAGAAATACTGTCGGTACTGCCTGCCCTTTTCTGACCGCTGAATCATGCAAATCTGTTTTGCCATGTCTACGGAAATCTCATGTTCTATCGTTCTTCCACCGTTTTCTAAATTTTTAGAAATCGTAAAATAGTCAATATTTTCAGTGAATCCGTACGCTGACATGTTTTTAAACCAGTCTGCATATTTGCTTTTGATTTCCAGTCCCCTATGTAAGTCTCTTGCTGATACAGTCGGTTCTTCGCCGTTGTAATTAATTGGTATTAATTCGCTCATGCCTCTCCTTTCTGTGGTATACTCTCCTTATGGAAAGGAGGTGTTTGTTTAATGGTGTATTCTGGTTTTTGTGTAAAACAGAACAAGGATTATTTTGTCGAATTTACTCAAATTTCCGTTTCTTCTTTAGAAGATAAGAGTCCAAAATCTATTAACGGAAGATTAAAATGTAAATATGCCGGTTTTACAGGTTGTTGTAATCGTGCCAGCGATTGTTCAATTCTGCAAAATCTCAGTAAGTAATCCTCACGGCTCTCTGAAATATGGGAGCCTATTCTTTTGTGCCAAACTCAACTGGCATTTCCTGTCCTTTGAATCTAATGCTTTCGATTTCTCCGATGCCTTTCTGGTTCACTTGTAACAGTTTTAAATCCGTTGATAAATTTAAAGCATTCAGATCAATGGAAAGTGTCGGCATTGAGTTCCCAACCTCCTGCTTCAGTTCGAAGCTTCTTACTCCCTCAAGTCTGTGGCCGTCTACAAGGATTTCTGTAAATACTCCCTGTTCCTGCTCAACCTGATGGATTTCAATTTTTGATGCTTTCATGTTTCTCCTTTCTAGTTAAGAAATTTGTAGATAGTTTTAATCTGTCTGATTACTTTCTGGAACTTTCGGTTCAAGAAACTTGTCAGTCCCAACAGATAACGCCCCGCAAATTAATTCGTATTCATCGAAATCTAATCTGCGATTTCCATTGAGAGAAAGATTGAGTTTCTGAACAGGAATGCCAGTTTTGTTGGCGACAAATGTCTGCGTTATGCCGTTGTTTTCAAGGTACGACTTAATCTTTTTGCCAACGCACATTCTTCATTTCTCCTTTCTACTTGAATTTCGTTCCCATCGAACAATTATAGTATAACTTCGAAATATCCGAATGTCAAGAATAAATTTCGAGAAAATCGAAATTATTTTATTGACAGCTCGAAACTTCTATATTATTATTAGTTATGAAGGGAGGAACCGATAATGACATTTGGTGAGAAAATCAAGCAAGCCAGAACAGCAAAGAAGTTAACTCAGAAACAACTCGCAGAAAGAATCAACGCAAAGCACAATTCAATTAGCGACTGGGAAAAAGACAAGTGTAAGCCAGATATGGATACTATCGAACTTCTATGCGGTGTTCTGGAAGTGACACCGACATACCTCATGGGTTCTAAAAGTGATGACGATTATGCAACCATAATTGGAAATCTTATGTCAGAACCTGACATCTTAGACTTTATCGAGGAATACAAAGCACTCGATAAAGAAGATAAGAAAGCAATAAAACAAATAGTTTCATCACTAAACAAAAAGAGCAAGGGTTAATCCCCTTGCTTCTTTGATTTCAGATATTTAATAAGAATCATATAGACAAGCTTTAACTTGCCCTCGTTTTCAGTGTCTTCTATCATCTCAATAATCTCTTTCTTATAATCCATAAATAGCCCTCCCTGTTTGAAAACTACCGCCTACAGTAAAGTATATGCTCAGCTTGTGGGAAATAGAACCGAACATTAGTTCGTTTTTGCTATTATACCACCTATGTTTCCCCTTGGCAACTGCCAAATATACACATGGGATTTTGTTATTTCATAGGCAAACTTCGCAACTTCAAAGAAAATTCTGCTTTCGCGAATACAGCATCTGGCATTGCAAATTTCCTTGATTTCACTCATTTCCTGCGTCTGGGCGAAATGAATTTGTTCCGCAGCTTCATTTGTGATCTGTGCATCTCTGTGGCGGTGTTCCGCTATATCATGTGACGGTATATGCACTGCGCAGAATATTTCGTAAAATATCAAGATGAGTACGACTATCCTATATCTGTTCTTCTCCATTATTACCAACTCTTTCTAAAAATATATCACGCATTATAGCACAAACTTGTGTAGTTTTTCCGGGAAGTGCAAAATCATGGAGTTTTTCTGCAAAAACAATCTGTTTTTTTTGATATTTTACTATGCACAGTTTGTATGAAGTGGTATAATATTGTAAAAATTTTATAAGAGAGGGCAAAATTATGAGAAGAAAAATGAAGTTTTTAACAGCTATTGGTCTTTCAAGTATCTTGATTACCAGTATACCATCTGTTGCTTCGGCAGAAGATTTTGTATTGTACGAAGATAATGGCATTCACGTTGAAACAAAAGGACTGACCGACGCACCATCCACAGACACCATCGGATTGTATATTGAAAACAGTTCTAATTTAAACTTAGGCGTGGCTCCTTATGCATATGCTATCAATGGGATTATGGCTGGTGGAGACCAATATGGGGTCAATTCCGCCAATGTAGCTCCGGGAAAGAAAGCTAATTCTACTATAGAGCTTGCAGATAGTTGGAACAATAAAGACTTCTTTAAGGACTTCCAAATGAACGAAGTTGATAGTTTTGATATTCTTCTTTGGGCATATGATAATGATAAAAGTTTTAAAGCGTTTGACAGTGGCCAAATCCATGCAGACGTAACTGGCACTACGTTAACTTCTTCTCCTGTATTTGATAATGCTCAGAATCTGTATAATCAAAACGGAATTAGCGTTGATTTTATATCTTCTGACGGGAACAGCTTTACTTTTTGCATCGCAAACACTACAGGACAATATTTTACTTACGATGTTGTTTCCGAAACATATGACGACTTCACGACATCTGATACAAATTATGATTTATACAATGAATATCTGCTAAACAATTGTAAGACTCTTGTAACTCTGACTCCTACGGATGATTTTCTTTCCCTGAACGGAATTACAGATGTATCAAAAGTAGATTTTGCATTAACAATTCGTCCGTTAGCAGAGTATACAAACGAATATACCACAGATTTAATCGCATACCAAAAATAACAGCGAAAAGAGGGGACGTCCAATCCCCTCTTTCCTTTTGCCCGTAGGCAGTTCCTGTATACACACATCCTCCCGATTCCGGGATTCCAGAAACCCTGTATTCATCAATTTGTCGATTTTTTTAGTTTTTATTCATTCCTCAACACTTTACACTATAAAAGTGCCGTGCTAAAATATATTTGTGATGTTGTATAGAATACTATCACAACTCACAGGAAAATTGTGTGTATTGTCAAAAACGCGGAAATTTTTGACAAAATTGAGAATTTGAAAGGAGGAATTGCGTATGAGGATAGCTATTTGTGACGACAATCAAATTGAAGTTGACTTGTTTAAAGAGCACATATCGGGATTCTTGCGGCGCAAAGGAGATTACCGGTATGAAATTAGCGAGTATTCGGCAGGTTATCCACTTGTTGAAGATGTGAAAGAGGGTAAATGGTACGATGTAATTATACTGGATATGGTTCTGGAAAAAGAGAACGGTTTGGAGATTGCGAACCGGCTTCGGGATATTGGATATGATGGAAAGATTATCTTCTGGACAGCCGATGATTCTCATCTGCAAGAAGCATTTGACGTCGGTGCTATGCAGTATGTGGTCAAGGGTAAGGAATACGGCAGGATGTACAGCGCAATCAACGAGATTCTGTCGCATATGAGGGATGAGGTTCTGACATTCAAAACGCGCGGAGAATTGCATCGGTTGGAATACAGACAGATTGAATATGTTGAGAGTAAAGGTCGGTCGTGCCATATCTACACGACCGATAACCAGTGCTTTGTAACACTCGGAAAGCTTGATGACATCGAAGAAGAATTGTGTGATAAACGTTTTCTCCGATGTCACCAGAGTTTTCTGGTCAACATGGATCACATTCAGTCCGTGAACGAGAATTTCATCATGGAATCTGGCGATATTGTCCAGATACGCCGCCGGAACCACAACGAAATCAAGGATAAATACGAAAATTATATAAATTGATATTGCAAAGACCGCCAGCGATGTGAGACTGGCGGTCTTTTCGGGGAATTGAAAACTTTTAAGAAGGATTTATTGAACATGTTTATTATATCATTCTATTCGTTATATATCAAGTACCACTTTGAATTTAAATCGCGATCAGGTCTTTCCAGGTTGCGGGTCCGCATACGCCGTCTACGGCAAGAACCTCTTTTCTGGATTCCTGGTAGGCTTTGAGGGCATAGATGGTGTTAGCATCTGCTTTTCGGGTAAGTTTCAGGGCTTTTCCGGTTTTTCCCTTAAATCCTCTAGCTCTTAAAATCTCCTGAAGCAATAATACGGATGTGTTTTTGTCTCCTGATTTTACGGTTTCTGGTTCAAACATATATTTACCCCCTGTAGGTGTTGTCGGTTTAACTGCTGGTTTGTCGGTATCAGTAGTTAATGCAGTAAAGTCAATACCATTGCCCGTAAATCTCAAACGGTGAGTCCATCCGTGACTATACAGATACCACGGCTGAGTTCTGATCTCATTACCACTGTTGTCTTTTGTATCAGTGGTTCCTTCTGAACTTCTGGCATGTACAATATTGTCTTTATTTATAGCCATTGCCACATGATGTGTAGTGTTGAGTTCCAGATCGCCTTTGATCATCTGCGCATGTGCTGTCTGATTTCTGGCCACGACCTCAAACCCGCAGTTTAACATTTTCAGCATATTGCCGGTGTAGCTACAATGTTCTTTCAGGTATCTCGCCTGTTGAGTCAGCCCGTTTTTCATGAATGCGTAGTAATATGCTGTACACGCCAGACTTGAGCAGTCAAATGATTTAGGATCATCAATCTCATACAGGCTTCTGATTCTCTGGCTGTATCCATGGTCATTATCGTTTGCGATCTTCACTGCAAAGTCTACTGCATCATTTCGCACATTCTGAATGATCTGTTCTTTTGTCTTTGCCATTTCTGCGTCCCCTTTCTTTTCTTCATCCTTGTAATCTTTGTAAAATACATTCCGATCTACAGTTCCATTGATTCCAGGAATCTTGGCCTTGGAGCTGTACTGCCAGCCGACGCCGAAGTCTGGGCGGAGACGTTCCTGAAGCCATCCATCATCATTTGCCGGATAGCGTGCTATCCAGAAGTCATATTTTTTCAGATGGCTACAGATCACGTTCATGTACCAGTCTACATTACAGTAGATGCCAAACTTATAGCCCGCTGCTGTAATGATCTTTTCAAAGGCTTCTGCCATCTTATGTATGCTTTCTGCTCCCAGGCTTCTCTGGCTGCTGTATTCCAGATCCAGCCATACGGGATGCTGCAACTTTCTTCCGTTCAGGACAGAAACTACTTTTCTGGCTTCACTCTGGATCTCTGCGATGGTCATCGCATACGAGTATTTATATACGCCTGTTGGAATATTGTATTTCTGGCATTCTGTATAGTTTCTTTCGAAATATTTATCCGTTACGTTTCTGGCTTCTGTGATCCGAAGGATAGCAAAGTCCATTCCGTAGGTTGCCACTGTCTTCCAGTCGATCTGTCCCTGCCAGGCAGAGACGTCTATTCCTTTGATTTCCAATTCACTCACCTCTCTCCAATCTTTCTATCCTCTTAATAAGGCTATTAATAGTTTCTTGCTGGTCTTGGATTAGCTTCATCATTGCTGGAACCATAGTTCTGTAGTTCCAGTCTTCTACCTGGCCGGATTCGTTGAGCATTGCACCTTCTGGGAATGCATCATACACATCTTCTGCGTAGAATCCTGGAAGCGGTTTCCCTTCAAAACGGTCACCCGGTGCCAGATACCCTTTGTTATATTCGAACCACACGACCGGAATGTCTAAAAGTCTTTCAGCTTCACTCGAGGTCATATTTTTAACATGTTTCTTGTATCTTTTTGATGATGAACTTAATTTATAAACATAATTGTTGTACAAAATAAGTGTTGACCCTGATGCGTTACTTGCCAATCCAGAAATAGCAAACATTCCGCTTGGATCAATAAATCCCGAGCTATCTGTAATATTTTTACAGAACAAATGCAGTCCATATTTAATGTTACAAGCCGTATCTCCATCTTCACTTTGTGAAAACACTGCATTTCCAATCTTTATCCGTCCATCCGAATAAAGCCGTATATTACCACTCTTTGACTGTATGTAGTTTTCTTTAATAGTCCACTGCGCAATTGATGCCGCAACCGCATATAAGTCCTCTACATTTAGCTTGTCTGCTGCTACAGTCTTTCCTTTGATGTATGTTCCATTAAGATATAGTTTACCATCTACATAAGTCAGCAAATCACGAGTTCCGTTATTTGTCAAAAGGTTAAAGATCTGCTTTTCTGTCAGTTCTGTGTCATTGATTATTGGAATTGTTACTGTTGCAAGTTGAGGATTACCCAGATTAATGCTTCTGAATATATACCTAATCGCCGTTACATCCGATGCAATTGTAGAAAGATACAAGGTATACTGTCCATCATCTACATTCATATTCTTTATAGTGCTGAATGTAGAACCGTCTGTTGTCGTCTGAACAAGGATATTAGACTTTCGCAATGTTTTATTACTTCCCGAAACAACATAATTTTTGAAAAGTACAGTTTCCGGCACATAAGTTTCATCTGCGGTTCTCATTATTACAGTTGTATCCGTTTCAATAACATAAGTTGTAGCTGAATCTCCTTTATCTCCTTGCTTCCCTTGCTTTTGTTTTGCAATTGAAAACTGTTTTGTAATAGAAAATGTCTTATATTTTACAACAAAGTTCACATGTCCGGTATCAGCTGATAGTCCTGTAACGGTATATTTATGGTTCTTTTCATCCCAGGTTCCAGTAACGTTATCTTCGGTTATGGTATACGATGCATCATTAGTTACATTTTCGACACCATACATAACCTGTACGGTTGTACTACATTTAGGAAATGTTGTGTAGTTTCCATCCGCATCCGTCACTATTGCTTGATATTCATTTGACAGTATTACATTCAGTGTGGTCAGCTTTTGAGCTTCTTCTATCGTTTTGTCCGCTATAGCTTCATCGAGTGTTTTATTGTCTGACAGAAAGAAAGCTGTCGGCTGGATAAACACTTGTCCTTTTTCGTTTATATAAAACGTTACGGTGCCATCCTCTGTTGAAACCCTGAGGTTTTTCGCATCAATAAACTTTCCAAGGAGCTTTCCGGTATTAATCCAATCCGCATTGATTCCAACCGCATTAAGGATTCTTACAATTGTATCGCCGTCAACAGTCATACCGCCGTTCCAAGTTTTTCCGCCGTCAGTAGATACTCCCCACGCTTCTGATGTCATTTTCCAAACAGCTTTCGATTCCGCAAGAGTTGGTTTATCGTGAAGATAAAATACTTCACTGCCATCTTCCTGTTTTTCTATTGTTGTGTATACGCCAGTTGCGGCATCCATGCGTTTCCCAAACTCTTCAAGGGCTTTTTCTCTAGCTGTTTTTTCGGCTTTAATCATTTTCCGGGCTTCTACATAAGCCTGCGTTGATTGGCTGTATCGAGTACTACTATTTTTTGCTGCACTTTTGGCATTGCAAGCAATTTTTTGGCCATTACCAGGTTGCAAAGTGGTAGTTGTAATAAAAGATTTATAAACTTTACGGTTTCTGTCTACGATTATAACTACATCGCCTGCTTCCAACGAAATATTTGTAGGACATTCAGATTCAAATGGTCGAAATGACATCCCGACACATTTTTCGGCGATCATAGAAGCAACTTTTTTGCCTTCTCCTTTTTGAATCAATTTGTTACCTGAAATGTCAAGCACATATCCTTTTAAACCAGCCATATATTTTTCTGGTTCTTCACCTACTGAATCGTTATATTCAGTGACAAGAACTCCTGTAATTACAACATCCGTATGCTGCGGGGTAAACCCATACGTAGAAGATACATTTGATACATTCCCTTTTCCGTCCACTGCATATAAACTTAAAGTCCCATCATTTTCAAATAAAATACCATTTTCTGCTGTTAATGTTTCATCTTGGTTCGACATTTTAAGTACTATGTTGCTTTCGCTAGATGTTGTTAATACTCCGTTTTCATTAATAATTAATTTTTCTTCCACAATATCGTCAAACCAGCTTACGCACAATCTACCATATTCATCACATCTCATCCACTGGCATCCAATTTGAGCTACCCATTGAAGAACCTGTCGAAATGTCAGCGCATCGTCGGAGGGTCTAGCCTTCACAATATAATCGTCATTGTCAAAATGAACTGTTTGTAATGTAACTCCACATACTTCACAAGCATCTCTCACAATTTGTTCTCTAGTTGCAGGATATATAAGCTTGCTTTCCGAGTAATTGCGGTCAAACTTTCGCATATTATCTTCACATGTAAGATCAATGCTGACTGTTTCATTCTCAGGCTGTTCTACTACAGTCGCAGTACATATTCGCGTTTTTTCTATTATGCCGTCATCAAGTTGTAGTCCAATATAACAAACAGCTTCTGCCCCTTCAAAATCATAATCGGAATACTGACCTTCAAAGTTATTAATACTCAACGTTAAAACATTAATAATCGCAGATCCAATATCAAAACTGCTATCCCCAGATACAGAATCCTCAAACGTCATTCCGTTTTGCCACAAATCGGCATTCGTCAAGTTTAATACAGTCCCATCAGTAAGAGTGATATCGGCATACTTGAGATAATGCACATCCATTCCATTTTTAACTTTTTCTTTCCACCTAGATGATAAATTTCTCATGCCTTACCTCTCGATCACATCAAAACTGATAGATTCTGTCCTCTGATTTCCGGCCCACCACCATTTGACTGGTGCACTTCTATCACCAACGTAAAACGTTCTTGTTTCATATGTTCCTGACATCATGTCCGGGTATGTTATCTGTATGTATTCGGGATTAAATGCCTGTAATATTTTCGCAGTAGTTGCCCAGTCCTTGCCGTTCCACCGTAAAGATAATTTTCTTTTTTGAGCCACCCTGTTTTTATGCATAATCGAATCATCAGACCTGCCTGATTTTGACGCTGATATATCATTTAACCCCCATGTATAAGCAGATGGACAGGGCATTGAAACATTGTCTACTTTTAAAAATATCTCTGCCATGCTAAATACCTCATAAAAATAAAAACGCCCCATAAAGGACGTTTACATGCACAAAAATAGCGCCTATTGTTCTTACTCTGATAGACGCTTTATGATTTTTTATTTTATCACATACATGAAGTATGTTTCAGTATGAATAGTAAAGCAATTTGAAAGACTACGGAAAATTAATTCGAAAACATGATTTATGTTCCAGAATGTCCTTGTGCGTTCGAAATTTATGCTTAAAATCAATTTTTATCCTTTCAGCGAGGATTTTATCGAATCAAACTTAAAATCGTTTTAAAAGCCAAATACGAGATCAAGTGATTTAGTAGGGGCAAATAAGCTCTTATTCGACGATTAATATATATCTCGTATATATATTAATTATATTCTTATTCTTATTCTTATTCTATTGCGTTACAGCGCGTTACACGTAACGTTATTGTAACGTTACATTAAGATATTATGTAAACAAAAATGCCTTGTTGACAGAATATTTGTTTATAAAAAATTTTATTTTTTAAAATAAACTAATTATTTCGAAATCAATGAAAATTACAGTTTACAAATTATTCATAAATTAGTTTCGGTGTATTTACATTTTAGTACTACTAGTTCTGAATTTTTAGTGTTATTTTGCCAAATAAGGGATTATTCCATTTTTTTGAAAAATTATACTCTTATTTGCTGTTTTTTGTTTTAAATAAGAACAAAATAGTACAAATTGTACTGTCCCTTTTAACTTTAATCATAAAAAAAGTGCGCCCCGATCAGTGCCGAAATTCATTCAATCCGATACTTTTTCGGGGCGCTATTATATCATTTATAGCAATTGTTATATCAATATGCCGGTGATGGATTCATACGATATTCTGTATTGCTTTGTGCTTTTGTGACAATTCGTGCCAGCTCACGTTCGTTGACCTTGATGCTGTTCATGATGTACTCTGGCGAAGATCCACCAAATCCACCGTTGTTCATCATCGCAGTAACCACGCCACGTTCAACAGCTTCCATGATTTCTTCTTTGGTAAGTCCCATATTGCCGTCATATCCAGACATGATGCTGTCGGCAATGGATTTCATGGCTTTGCGATTTTCCAAAGGAAGAACGGCTTCCTGTCCTGCTTCACCGACACCAATGACAGACGCCTTTGTAAATACTCCACCTGTTGCGTACCAATTTACGCCAGAATTCCATTTATATGAATGCTTGTTTCCGTTTACAGATGCGGTCATGTCCATATACATATGCGGCGTTTGGATATTAACAGACTTCATGCCATTTGCCAAGTTCTGCATTGCATTATATCCGATATCATACATATTACTGAAAGAATTGCGGATTGTATCAACAAAACTACCCAGTGCACTGCTTATATCACTATTCATCGTACCGGAAATATAATTAGATATGTCTCTTCCGATATTTTCCCATTTCACATAAGCGATGTTATATTGGCTTTCGAAATGGCTTCTGACAGATTTGTCCATATTGCCAAGTTCTGTGCTGACCGCCACCTTCATCTCTCTGGCCTTTACGGTTGCTTCTCGTGAAGAATTTCCCCAATTCACAGACGTTGTGGTAGCGACATTTCCCATGTAAGTATCAGCTTGCTTTTGAATTTCTGCAAAGTCGTCAGTTGCATTTTTTGTCATTTCGCTTGTAGCTGTTTTGGTATCTTTTGATGCTTTTGCAACAGATGACGAAATAGTTTCCTGAGCCCCGACTATATTCTGCTCAACAGCCGTTTTGGTTGCAACAGCTGCATTCGGAAAATCTTCTTGTAATTTCTTATTAAGTTCATCAAGTGGAACACCTGCGTTTTTGAGAGAAGTGTAAACCGTGTCTAATGCATCTTTTGTGTTGCTATAAGGCACGTCACTTATTGCGTTCCATGCCGTTGTATAATTACCTCCGAATTCTGCAGAAGAAAGGCTCAATGCATACAGAGTATCTTTCAAATTATCAACGCTGATCTTTGACGTATCAAATTTGCTTGCAGCTTCAGACACACCTTCCCCAAGAGCAGAGATTTGATCGGTCATACCCTCAACAAATTCAGCCGAAACACCCGCCTGTGCGCCATACTGCTCAAGAGCGGTTTTTGCCTGATCTGCTGAAACACCATATTCCTTTAGCTTTTCAACCATATCAGAATACATTTCATCGTGGGTCTTTCCAAGCTCTTCGTCCTTTTCAATCAACTGCCATAATGCTTCTGATTGAGCATTTGTAAGATTTGCCACATCAGTCAACTGTGTTGCGTAATCATGCAGATAGCCGCCATATTGCGTAGTCATTCCATTTCCGCCTTGCATGGTTTCAAAGAGCCCAGCCAATTTTTTCGTTAGCAGAACAGCTCCGCCTACAGCAAGAGCAATTCCACCGCCTGTTGCCACAAGTGAGCCTAAAGATGTTCCGAGGGTCGGAATAGTAGTTTTTACTGCTTCTGTGATAGCCGGATTCAGCATATTTCTTACTGCTGTAGAAAGGTTTCCGAATACAGTATCGCCCGTAAAGAATTTAGTGATTGTATCTACCAGTGGCATTAATTTATTGCCGACTGCAAATACGGCTATAGCTTGAATGAACGTTCCTGCAGACGTAGTTCCAAGTCCATCCCAAATTCCACCAAGAACTTCACCTATAACAGTAAGTAATTGAGAAAGATGTTTTCCCCAATCAATTTCACTAAGAAATACGCCAATGTTGTGCCCGAATGATTCCCAATCAACACCTTCTGCAATGTCGATCAAAGAAGTGAGAAGGTTATCTATAAAGCTCTCAAGTTTCTGACCGTTCTCACGCCAATTAAATTCTTGCATAAATGTCACAATGCCAGTTGTGATATTGTTAACAAGATCATCCCAATTGAAGTTATCGGTAAATGCCGCTAGTGAATCAAATGCACCATTCAAACCGGTTGCAAGCGCATGCGCGATTTCGCCAAAATCTACTTTTTCAAAAATACCATTTAAACCATTCGCAACAGCCTGACCGATTTCGTTATACGGAAGATTTTCTACAAATCCTGTAAACACATCCCATGCTTTCATGAAATTGTTTCCAAGCATGTTGCCCAAATTAGTCCATTCAACTTCGCGAATAAATCCTGTGACGCCTTCAGCAAATTTCTTTCCAAGGTTTTTGAAGTCTGTTCCTTCCAGAAGCTGATTTGCCATATTGACAATAGTATTTAATCCAGCACCAACAGTGCGTCCCATCAAATTCCAATTGATATTATCAACAAGGCTGTTGAAAGTCTGGGTGAATGCACTGGTGAATTTAGTGATGTAAGGGCCTACTTTGTTCCAGTTAATAGCATCATAGAGTTTTTGCATACCCCAGTTGATGCCATCAGCCATGATTTTTCCAAGACCTTTCCAGTCTTTTCTCTTAAAGGCATTTACAATGGCATCCGCCATTTTATTTGCCCTGTTGGACATCTTTTTAAAAGCTTCATCCCATGCTTTTTGATATGCAGACAAAGCATCATCTAATGCAGCATCAAGTGCTCCTATATGTCCTAACCCACCATTTCCAGAACCGGAAGAAGGATTACTTGTACTACCAGAATCAGAATTGTCATTAAGCTGATTCAGTTCATCAAATGAAAGAACTGACAATGTTTTTTCGAGTTTTTTGGCATTCTTATTTGCAGTATCAATAGAATCACTGGCATTATCCATATCATCTGCAATGTTACTTGTATCTACAGAAATACCGCCAGTAGATGATACAAAGTTTGACAGTTTGATTCCAAGCAATTTTGCAATATAAGCAAACATTCTTTGAAGTGCAATGACTATTGCGTTGATATACGGAAGAACTGTTCGCAGTATAGGAATGAACAAGGAACCTATTGTTCTACCAAGGGATGCAAAATTGAATTGCAGCATACGAATCTGGTTTGCTGGCTGGTTAATCGTATTAGCCAAATCACCCCATGCATATTTAGAATTATTCAGCAAAATAATTGTACGTAAGATCGTTTTATCTGCCTGAGATAAATTTGATATGCTGGTGTTGATTCCCAGATTGTATAATTCCTGTTGCATGTTGGCATTACGGATATTGATGCCGTACTTGTCCATTGCACGGCTCATGCCAGTCAATCCGGATGCCATGTCTTCCCATACATCTTCAAAATCCATGTTCCTTACAGATGCAAGGTCAGAACCAATCATTGTCAAAGCATTTGACAACTTCAATGCAGTCTCGGAGGTATCGCCCATAGATGATGACATCTGTGCGAATGTCGCCTGATACTGCATGGCCTTTTCAGGGTCAAGTCCAAGGCTTGCAGTATTTGTCCTAGTAAGTTCCCCAGTATCGGAAATTTCAAATCCTGTCAATTTCTGAGAAAGTTGTTTCGCTCTCTCTTGAAATGAATTGGCATATGCTTCTGCGGATTTAATACCGCTCTTCTTCCATTCGTCAGTGTCGATTCCTTCTGCCACCTGATTGAACGCAGAGTTGAAATAGTTCAAAGTCTCTACGTAATTCATCGCAGATTCTACAGGCGATGATAAAACTTCAAGGGCCCGTTTTACTAAAAATCCTTTTGCATATAAAGCGCTCAACTTATTTGTCAATGAGCTTAACGGATTTGACAGTTTTCTTATTTTTTCACCTGTTTCGGACGAAGCGTTGCCTATTCCGGCTATGGCTGATACTACTTTTCCCCCAAGAGATATTGTTTTTGAAGCAAAAGCCTGGAACGCATTAGCAACACCATGCATTACAGAACTGACTTTAGAGCCAACAGACGACAAATTATTGAGTGAGCTTGAAACACTGCTTGTAGCTCTTCCGACTTTACTTCCAGACGAAGCAAGTACAGCCAATGCCTCTGTCATTCTTATTGTGCTCGAACTGATATCTGGTGCGCTTTTCATTACGTCAAAAAACTTCAAAACCTCTTGCGCGAGAGTTGATAATTGATTTGCAGTCTTTCCAGTTTTATCTCCTGCACTAGCTAATTTTCCAAGAGAAGTAATAAAAGCATTGGTGGATGCTGATACTTCGCTCATAGATCCTAATTTAGCAGCCGCATTATTTAAACCTGTCGCAAGATTCGGAAGTTCCTTTGATACATTGCCGATATACTGTCCTGTGCCGGCAAGTTTAGCTATAGCGGTCGTGAACCGGCTAACGCTCGGAGAAACGTCTGGAATAGCATCAAGTTTCTGCATCTCAGTAAGAATTTCACCTAATTTTCCGGTATCAAACTGGCTAAAATCAGATTTACCAAGACGATTGATGGAATTTATAACTACATTTAATCCAGTACCTTTGAAATTCACACTTCCCAGATCGCGGAGAGAGGTTGCAAATTTTGCCATACTGGTAGACAAATCAGTCATTTCTCCGGCATCAATATCTTTTAATTTCTTTGCGATTGCGTCTTTTACCGTTGTTACATCGGCATCCAGAGTAACGTTGACGGTATTGTATTTCAGGTCTGCTGCTTTATTGATTGCCTTCTGAATATCAAGGACAATTTTATCTGTATTGATTTTTACATCAATTGGAAGTTGACCGTTTGTGCTTTTTAATGTGTTTTGGATTCGATCCCTTATTTTCTGTGCAAGTTGATCGTAAGCGTCCACGCTCATTTCCCAGACTTTATCGGAAGCCTGCGTTGCTTCCTTACCAGACAGCTCCTGAATAGATATAGGCTTGATGGAATCTCTGGCCTTTTTTAGATTTTCAAGAACGGTTATCAACTGATCTGCAGCATTGATTGTATCTTTAGGAATTAAGGTAGGAAATCTATCTGCCAGTTCCCCCCAAGACTCATTAAGGTTTATCCCTTTTGCAGCATCTCGTACAACATTGCTCAAATTCTCTTTTAAGAGTTCACTAAATTCACCTTTGCCGACATCTGTTTTAAGCATGTCAGAAACATAAATTCTTTTGTTCTTAAAGAAATTATAGAAATCGACCCATTCTTGTTCTGCACCATCAAGATATGAGCCAAGATTTCCTTTTACGACACTTCCACTTTTAATTATGGTATTAGCAATATTGTTAAGAGTATCATTAAGTTTTGCCAAAATATCCGTTCCATCGTAAGAACTTGCCATCGTTTTAGACAGTTCATTCATCTGAGCACGAATCTTAGATGCTGCACCGCCTTTAAGATTAAATGCACTTATAAGCTGACCAGAAATCGCAGAAGTATCAACTTTTACATCTTGAATGGTTTTGTCAATGGCATACTGTAATTTTTGTGTCTGATCGCCACCTTTAATATCAAGGTCAAGGCTTATTTTCTGGTTTTGCAAATTGCTTAAATTGATTTTACTGAGAGTATTCAATTTATCAATTGTTTTATCTAAAGTAGAAATATTTAAGCTGCTGATGGAATTAAGTGCAACGGTAACTCGTCCAAGCTCTTTGGAATAATTTCTTAGCCCTCCGGTATTTATGCCATTAAGACTTTTGTTAAGTACTTCAAACTTTTTGATAAGTCCATTGATAGATTGAATTGCTTTGGTAGCACTACTTTCTATCTGTATATCAAGGGTATCTATGGTATTATCTGCCATTAAAACACCTCCTTTTAATCAAAAAAAATAAAGGGCAGACAAGACTTTTAATCCTGCCTGCCCTCGTCATTATTACCATGATTCAGCTCAAAATTTGCTTGCATGAGTTGCAATGCCATGAGCAACCTGTCACGTTGCCGTTTCTTTTCTGTTTCAGAAAAATTCTCTTCATCCTCTTGCTTTTCAGCTGTTTGTGAAAATGGTTCTTTAAGGTATTCAGCCTTTGACTTTTTACCAATAAGCACATTTGCAACCGCAGTCTGAACTGCGCACATCGTGTACATATTGAACTGCCATGCTTGCGAATCTGCCATTTTTTGTTTTAATTTGTAGGCTTCCATGTATGGTTCTAAATCATACGGTGTGGAATCCCAAAACTTTTCATCTGAAACGCCAATAGACAAATAAAGTGGAAGTAGTTTTTTATGGACTACTTCAGAAAAAGTCAGCTCTTCTTGTGATCCTGCGGCATTTTGGTTACTTTCTGATTCTTCTCGGCTTCTTCCATCGCTTTCAGCATGCCGGATAAAAAACCATTCTTCTCAAGCTCCTTACTCGCTTTTTCAAATAAAGTAAATCCATTATGAGGATTTTCCTCTGTGGATTCATCTTCGTAGTCGTCCAGAAGGTCGCATACCTTTTCATATGCAACTTTCTTTTCTTCTTCGGTTTCATATCCGAATTCATCTTTGTGTTTTCTTTGAAGTCCCGCCAGAATCAATTCTGGAAGCATTTTAATCATATCTTTCGGATTGTTGATTGCTCCCATAGAAGACACTTGTGTAAGAATGTCCGACTGGGTAAGCACGCCATATCCGAATTTTACTTTGTATGTTTTATCATTTACTGAGAAACTAAACATGATAACCTCCCTGTTTTACATCTTATTCAGCAGCTGCTGTCGGCTCAACTTTGGTATCCAGTCCCTTATATGTATTGATAATAAGAGAAATGGACATGGTTGCCGCTTCGTTCTGTGCAATTTCCGGCATTGGGATTTCACGACCACATTCTGCAATAACAAAGAATGCATCGGACATATCCGGGAATGATACCTGGAACCAAGTTGCCAGTCCTGTAGTTTTTGCAGCCTTAGAATCTTCGTACAGTTTTTTAATCTGTTTAACAGATTTATCTGGATCCATGATAAATTCAATCTCCCAAGCACCACCTGTATCTTGTTTACCAGCTGCATACTGTGTCAGATAATCTTCCAGCGCAGAAACGTCAATCTGTTCTGTGTCAAGAGAAATACCGCCGATAGAAGAGGCTTCTTCCAGCTGCGTGAATTTGGTAGGCTTTGTGCCTTTCACGGTTTCAACGGCATATGAAAATTTCACACCAAGTGTAGTTAATCGTGCCATTTTGGCTCCTTTCCGCTTTTCAGCTATAAGTTTTTGCAATAAAAAAGAGCCTTAATGGCTCTAACGCTTAACCCTGCGTTTGGGAGATAAAAGGATCACCGTCCTTTCTATTCTTCTTTGCTTGCTTGCTTAATAATCTGATTTACATAATTGCTTAATCCTGCGACAAGAATTCCCTGTGTGATAGCGGTAAATACCGCCATTGCAATTTCCTGCCCGTTAGATACGGTAGATGTTGCAAATACATAAATTCCACAAATTACCATTCCAAGGACTCCTAAAATTCCAGGAATGTATTTGTCGGATACTGTTTCTGTCTGCTTTAAAAATACTCCTGCAAAATACAGGACTACTGCAACAGTCAGAAGTTCTGGTTTTACATAGTTCAGAATCTGTTCCATAGTTTCTCACCCCTTTCTTAGAGCAATTGTCCGGCGTAAGTCCGGCTGTATCTGCTAATAACACGTTTTATGCTGTTTTCTGCATTGTTTTGTAATTCAGGGCCATATATCCTCCGAAATCCCATGCCGACCATGGCTTTGTGGCTTGCTTCGTCGATTTCGTCATATACTTTTGATAAGGCTTTTGCACCGGATGCATATGATTCGGTTTGAAATGATATCAGCGTAGCGCATTCATCGCCCTCAAGGTCACTATTTATCGTTGTATTCCCGAGCATCAACAAGCGAGCGTATGCCTTTTTTGTAGACGCTATTGTCTGGCTTTTATCCATAGAATAATTATTCTTTCCAACAACAGGCTCAACTGCTTTCGACCATCGGTTAAATACTTCTGAAATTGGATTTTTTATTGTGTCTGGCATGTTATCACCGCCTTATTTTAAGCATGAAAAAAGCACCCACCCCTCAGGCAGATGCTTTTATATGTTATAGTATATCATTTTGTTGTGTATGTTTCAGTATGGAATTTATCAGGAACCAAAAACTTCCTTAGCGATTTTACGAACAGCAATAACAATAGCTTGTTCTGCGTGATACATCGGCATATACGCTCTATTTCCGTACGAATGGTGTGACTGTCCGCTTTCATCTGTGTACCACCAACCATTTGGATTGTCCCAGTCTGATTTTTCTTTTTTGGAAGGATACGTCCCCATTCCGTAAGAATTTCCGCTAGGTAAAGGATAATCATTCGTCCCATACGTTATTCCTGCCGAAAATTCGATAAAAAGTACATTGTTTCCTGACAATCGTATAGAAGAACCAATTATATTGCCCTGTTTGTCATAGATAATTTCAGTGTAATAACTTCCTTTTTCCTCATCCGGTATTGATTCCATTGTAGTCTGTACAACTTCAAGTCCAAGTTCAGATAGCCGTTTAACAAATAACTCATTCTTGTTGTTTAATTCAGTTTGATAAACTTTGAGTTGATCTATTGCATCTTGAATTGATTTTCGATTTAAACTGCATTTGATCATTTTCTTACTCATTTTCAGCACCTATCTTCGATATCCCGTACCGTGCAATGTTTCCTCGTTGAGTATCCAAAATCTTTTTTAACCGGTAATCTGGCATGATAGTTGGAACACTGTCTGTCAGAATAAGATCTCCTGCGTAGTCTAATTCGGGGACTGTATCAATCCAAAATACGTCTCCTTCCTGTGGCCTAAATTCACGATCAAAAGAAGTAATGTATCTATCATAGTCAGGCACGATACCGGACGATATCTCCTCCGGGGTTCCGGCAGTTGCCGATACAGAGAAATTGTGCAACTCTGGCTTACTGTATTTCGTAACTGTATTAATATCGTTAAGAATTTCAGTTACTTTTGACCAGTATACGTTTTGTTTTTGACGTTTTAATCCTCTCATGTCGATTCCTTTCGAAATAATACTTTATATATTACTTACTTTAACAAATACTGTATGATATAGTTATATGGGGAGGTGATTTCCATAAAAAAGAAAGATGAAAGAAATATCAGCATAAAAATTAAATTAACCCCTGTGCAGTACATACATCTTCTGTTTCATTGCCAAAAAGAGGAAAAAGAAATATCACAGGTAGTCGAACGGGCTTTGAATGAATATTTTTGTAAAAGAGGAAAAGAGTTTTAATCCTTTTATCCTTAACTCTATGGCCCATCTTCATATACTGTGGTACAATCAACCTATGAATAAGGTCTATGCTTCGTATGGCCAAGCATATTGACGATGGTGACGTTCCTGGATCAAAAAAAAATAAAAACATTTGTTGTTTCTAAGAAAGAAGATACAAACAAATACTGACAATTTCACTCAATGATTAGGAATATGAGGAGGACCATTAATCCTCTCCATATTCTATTTTTTTATTTACATAAATATTTTTTTGCAATTGAAAAGAGAACCGAATTCTATCTAAATTGCATATTTCATATGAGATGTTTTTACATCTTCGTCTGACACCTTGGCATAAATCATTGTCGTATTAATGTTAACATGTCCAAGAATCTTTTGTACTTCTGTAATTGGCGTACCTCTCTGCAGAAGATGTGTAGCAAGGGTATGTCGAAATAGATGTGGTGTCAATGGTCTATCCAGTTCGGCGCGTTCCCCTATCAGTCGAATGATTCTTTCAATCGCTTCTTTTTTTAATACGTTGTGTGGTTTTCTTTCACTTACAAAAAGATATTCCGAATCATCATTTCTGGATGTAAGGTACTGTCCTAAAAGAAGTTTGCTACGAGCATTTAGATATACTTTTCTATGCTTATTTCCTTTTCCTAAAACAATTACTTCGCCATTTTGAAAATCCACATCTTGTTTCTTGACAGCGCATGCTTCTGTCACTCTGGCTCCTGTACTGTATAAGAATTCAATCATTGCCTTTTCGCGTACCGTTTCGCATACCTGTCTGATTCTTTCCAGTTCCATATCTGTCAGAGGTTTCTTCTCTACACGTTCGTATTTGATATTTTTGATAACTCTACACGGGTTCTTGCCTATATATCCCTCATTTGCAGCCCACTCAAAGAAAGCGTGTATGGCAGTTCTTCTGCTATCAAGCGTTCGATTACTTAACCCTCTGCTCTCCTGAGCATTATACAGATATACACGAATATCATTTGCAGTAATGTCTTCTGCGTTTTTATTGACTGTAAAAAAGAAATCATCCAGATAAAGATTGTAGAGTTCGAGCGTCTTTTTACTCAAACCCTCGATTTTCCTACTTACAATGTAAGTTTTGTAGAAATCTGGCAAATATCCAGTATACTTTACAACTGCTGTTTCTCTTTGACTGATATCAAAATCATTTACATACAACGCCAGTTTGTTTCTGATCGTTTCCAGATACTCTTCCGGAATTTCTCCATACAGTTTTGTCATGAACCCATTCACGAATTTTTCTCTCATAAAAAATACCCTCCTTTTGGGTTCACAAAGGGAGAGTACTGTGCTATAATATACCCGTACCCTTTGTGGTGCTTGGAGTTGGACTTTTTGTTTGGTAGACGGGAGTCCAGCTCCTCTTTTTTGTGTTCTGTTATAGTGATTATAGCACTGATCGTTCTATCTGGATAGATATTTTAGTGAATTTATGAGAGATTTTTGCTTAACTAAAGCAATTCGTTAGTTAATTATATTGTCATTAGCCAATTTGCAATTCTTGTCCCGATATATGGATAACCAACCTTATCGTTAAGATGTAATTGATCATTTGGATATTGTTCACCCATCGGAGTTGAACTTGCTGAAAATACGTTCCATGTATTTTGGTTTATGCCAGATGTATGGTATAAATCAAGCACAGGTATCGCATTGTGTTTACAACATTCAATCATGGAGGCTACGAGTGTTTCTCCAGTACGACCTGATCCTGTTGGATATTCTTGTGTCCAATCGTAAGGTATTGTTTTGTATTTACCCGCACAATGAGGAGTAACTACAGCAATCCTACATTTGAGATTTTGTGCAGAAAGTAAAACACGATATATGCCATTGATTAAATACTGCAAATTACCGATAACTGTATTTTGCGCTGGGTATAAATCACCTTTTTGTCCTTCTTCGTATCCTCTGAGATTATACCCACCAAAAATTATAATTAAATCTCTATCAGCAACGTCTTGGGGTGATAAAGGAGATAATGAACCACTCGCTTGTGTATCTTCGTTTTCCGAATCGGCACTTCCATCGAGCATTTCAACAAAACCAATTCCACCTTTTGCATGTGTTTTGACATTCGCTTCAAAAATGGTTTCAAGTGTTTTTTGCCATACACCACGTGCACTCAAGCTATCTCCAATAACAAGAATATTAGTCCCTCCCAAGGGTATATTGGTATATAATGGCCTGATATATGATTTGTCTATATGTTCAACCCACATACTAGATGTAGTATCAACAGGTTCATCTGTAAAGCATACTAACGGCTTGGAAATGTTATAGTCATTCGCAAGGTAACTATCAGCCATGATATATGCTGCTGTGTTGTACAAATTCATATCTATTGGTGATTTGCCTATATCTGTTACTTTAGAAATAAATACAGAATCTGCATCATAAAAAGCAACATTCTTTGGGTATGCTATTCCTTTTACGTTTCCATATTCATTAAATTTGATGAAACCTACATGCATATAACGTTTTAAATGATCCCTTATATCAATTTTTTGAGTATGATACCATGTATTTGTTGTTGGGCTAATCGCTCCCATACTATTTATCGAACCTGACTCGATTATATCATTTGCGATATTTCCAGATGTGATTCTCCCTGAAAAGGCAACATCATTAATCCCTATTTTTGTATCTTTTCCAAATTTATCATTAATATTTTGCTTTAAGTTTTTTAACTCATAATTTATATCAAATGTCAACTCTTTTTCGTGTGCGGAGTTTGAATTATAATCAGAAACTCGAACATATATTGCATCATCTAAAGCAACGTCTTGTGTTTGTCCCCCTTTTATAAATTTTTTATCTTTACCGAAAGTAGCCCATCCCGCTCTACCAACCATATAAGCATTTGTTGTCATTTTATAAGCTGTTGTAGGAATTTTTATATAATCGGTTACAGCATACTTCCCATTATCAGAATATTCGTCATACACTCCATTAGACGCATTCACATAACCGTTCGAAAACACTGGTTTTAATGTTTTTTTAGTTTCAAAAACATCACTTAAATCTTCCTTTAGCGAATCAGTTTCTGCATTTACTTTCTTAAAATTGTCCCCTACCACTTTAGCATCTGCGAATGCACCCTTGATATCAAGTGTTTTGTTCGCTACAGGCTTATCCGCAAGTCCCGGATAGCCTATGGGTTTATCCCCGTCTTGTGTACGTATTTTTAAAATAGAATCTGCCATTCTCTAACCTCCTAAAAAATAAGTACGCCATCATCGCTAAGACGAGGAAGTACTTTTGCTGTTTCGATTTCTTTGAGTGCCTGTTTCTTTGCTTCGTTTACTGCTGTCACTGCTTGGTCAGATGTTTCTTTTGTTATTTTCAAGAGCTGTGCAATCACATCTTTTTCTGATTCGGTAGGCTGTACTTCATCTACCTCAATACCTTCAAGTACTTCTACCTGCGCCAAAGTAGTATTCCACTCAATCAGGATTTCTGAATCTGAATTTACCTTTACTGCACACACAATAAACTGTAAGATACCTCTATTCTTCGCAGCATTCCGACCTATTAACCACGAAAACGAAATGTTATCACCATCTACAGTTACATCTTCACAAATATATTGGTCTTTAACGACCACTGGGGGAATTGTTGCACTGATATTTCTGAAGTTTATTCTGATTTGAAATTCTGATAAATCCAGATTATCTCCAACCACCTTGGGACATGAGAACTTTATTCGCTCGGAATTTTTATCCGATTCTACACCGCCAATCACAAGTGTTTCTGGAACTGTAATTAGTCGTGTGTCAGGGTTAATCAGGCATATATCACTGACGTTTGCAGTAAAATCTTCTGTTGTCTGGGACTCTAAGAGCATTTCGTAAGCTGTTGCCATGGTTATCACCCCTTTTGAGATACTAATATTTTGTCTGTAGTTAAAATATAGTTGCCATTGTCCTTCATCCCCATGAGGGATAAAGAAAAATAATCCCATGACAATGCTTCTGGTGGAATTTCACACTGTCCATTTTGAACAAGGACTGGGTATTCGTGATCCATTCTCCAGAACGATGCAGCAACTTTGCACCCATTCCATTCTGGAGAAAACGAGAACGATGCTTTTAAGTACCCCGACGTGCCTTTTACCAAACCGCTAAAATCGCAATTCGGGTCTGGTCTTATCTTTTGTTTGTTTACGATAAATTTTAATATACGCATTTTAATCTCCCTCTGTTACAAGATAAGAACACCATCATCTGTCAATGTCGGTGCGATAGGGTTCTGAGTTAAAAATTGGTTAACAGCTTCTTGTACCTGTTCGTCTGTCACATCCGTAATAGTGCCTAATGAATCCCATATCGTGCCATTCCACACGACATTTGCGCCAGCACCGCCATATATAGAAGCCTGACTGATGTTGTACATATCACCAATTGACGGGCTTAATGGAAGTAAATCAACCGTATCTACTTTTCCTTTATAAGTAATCGGCTGCTTCATTTTTTCTTCCATAGCCTTAATCTTGCTATTTAAAACCGCATATACTTTTTTCGCTGTTAATGCCATATTCCATGCCCTCCTACAGTTTGTACCATGTATCGGTAGGTTTGTGATATTCATACAATTCAGAAGTATCAAGACACAACGCCGAAGAACCGCTTTGTACGTAATGCGGAAGTTTCGATACGTCCTTTGACAGACCTTCGTAATCACGAACCATGCCTTTTGCCCCTGTACATACCCAACTGCCTAAATCTGGCAATTCGTCACCGGGATTATACTTGATTCCATCAAAAATAACTGTGTTTTCTGCTTTTGCCATCTATGCAACCATCCTTTCTGCCCCGATAGGAGCCACATATGTGAACTGGTTTCCTAAAACATCTTTTGCAACGCCAATTACAAAGCATCCGTAGTCTGCCAGAATATTGCACACAAATTCCTCTGCTTCGACCCAGTATTGTTTCTTAACCATACGGTGAAGTTCTGGCAATAAACCATAACTGAACATCACGCAATGTCCTAATTCATGAATAAACACCCGGTTCAGAAGTTCCCCATGCAGATTATTTGCAATTGAAATTGTCATTGTAGAATAATCTGATACCGCAAGTGTTCTCTGCCCTGTACGGTCAATCAGAACACTATCATGAGGTGAAACAAAGCGGACTTTCCATAAGTCCCCGTTCATATAGAATTGTCTTAGCATGGTTTATCACCATCCTTTTCACTAAAAAGTCCCTGCCGCATTTCTGCAACAAGGACTTATTTTAATTCTTATTTGTTTAGTTCATCTGCTGTATCAGGCGAGTTAAATCAGTTTTCATCGACTGCCTGAGAGTCGCGTCTGCATCCGCCCACATTTCAGACATGGTACGGATAACATCTTGTGTGTACTCTTTCATGGACTCGTCCATTTTCTTTTTGGATTCCGTGTCGTTGGAATCGTGGTAATGCCTGCGATTTTCGCTGTATCTGTCGTAGGTTTCACCGTATCTGGACTGCTTATGGTTCATTCCATCCATCCTCATATCACTACGGTCTGGATGATATCCCATGCGGTACATATTACGCTCAAACTCTGGATTGTTCAGATATTCGTCCATCCAGTCATCATCTTCCATGTACAGATATGGTTTATATCCCATACGACTTCCTTTGCCTTTCGGGGCAAATCTGCCATTGGAATAACGATATCTGTCATATCCCATGCGTCCAAGATACTTCTCTTCCTGTTCGCATTCGTCCATAGCTTCTACGATTCTGTAATCTTTATCTGCACAAATCGCGCACTTTACGGATTCCATACAGTCTTTCAGATCGTCCCAGTCTTGAGCACTGAGATTGTCAAAGCCCTGTGTTTTGGCTTTTTCCATAGCCCATTTTCCCATTTCCATTGCAACTTTATGCATTACAGTGCCCCCTTTCTAACAGCCTGTGTAACAGGTGTGTCTGTCGTTGGGGCTGTACCATTAATTGCTGTTAAATTGTTACTTGGACTACAAGCTGGATTCCCCAACATCTTGAATACTCCGCCAGTTGCACTTGTAGCTACTCTGGTTGCATACTTCGTTCTAGTTCTTATTCCGCAAGCCGTAACCTGTGCACAGCAACGATTCTCTAGCGGATACAAAGTTGTTCCTGTTCCTATTTGAATCATTACCGGGGCGGTAATTGTGGTGGCTTCTGGTATACTTTGTGCGATCACAATGCAATACTTTTCTCCATTGGAATAACTGCCTGCCGGAAGTGTAACCACAAGATTCCCACCAGTAAACGATACAGACGTTGACAGAATCAGTTTCGAACAAAGCGAACATACATTCTTGCAACTCATTTTATTTACCTCCATTCTTTAAGTACTGCTCGATTTTGTTAATATCTTTTCCCCTAAAAGTTTCATATCCTCTATGATATCTTCCGTACATCTTTCCGTAATTTTCTCCTATAACATCGCACCACTCTTTTAGATTTTTTGTGATTCCAAAGAAAGTGAAATATATGCTGTTCCTTTTATTATTTGCTTGTTCTGCGTTAGTTGACCACCGGCAATTGTTTGGTTCGTAATTTCCATTTACATTGATACGGTCAATCGTTAAACTATCAGTGTAGCCATTCTTTATAGACCAATTGTAGAAATTATCAAAGCCATGTTCTCCTAGCCATTCAGGGCATATATTGATTCCACGACCACCGTAATCCTTGTACCTACGATCATTTAGGTTATAACATCTGTTCTTCATGTTGTGATAAATATTGTATATCCTTGTGTGCGTCATTCCGTGAGTTGTTTCTCTTTCAGAAAGTATAGCTTTTTGCAAACAACCACATGACAATGAGCGTCCGCTTAATAGACTATCGGCATTTACTGCTTTAATTTTACCGCAATCGCATTTACAAAGATACGATAGCTTTCTATTTTTGCGTTCTACTTTTTCTAAAACAGTCCATCTTCCGTATTTTTTTCCTACTAAATCCGACCTTGAGTTTGGACATGAACCACATGTGTTTATATAGTTCGCTTTCAAGTGACTTGCTGTTCTTAGGCAAGTATTCCCGCAATCGCATCGGCATAACCATAATGGAATTTTTCTCTTTCCGTTGGTAGAACCTTCACGCTTAATTACATATAACTTACCAAACCTTTTCCCTGTTAAGTCTACATAAGCTTTTCTTCCGCACTTTCCACAGCTGCTATAATCATTACTTTTCAATGCACTTCTTGTCCTTGTTACATCGTTTCCACAATCGCAATGGCACTCCCATAAATAAGAGCCATTTGCCGATTTTTTACTCGATCTTCTAATGACCGTCAATTTGACAAATCTTTGTCCTGTCAAATCATTTATTTTTGTCATGTGCTGTCAATCTCCTTAATTAAGTTTAATTAAATTATAACATATGTTCTATTTGACTACAACAAAAAACTGTGTTAAACTTAATTAAATTTCAGAAAGGATGTGTGACATGTCAAAAAATGAACTAAAAAATAGAGTTCGATTTTCAACTACTCTTGAACTATGCACAAACAAAAAACTTAAAGATTTTTCTCAAAAAACAGAAATTCCAATCAGTAAAATCGTAAACAATGCAATCAATGAATACATCGAAAGAAAGGAAGCTCAAAATAAGAGGTGAGCCGCAACCCACCTCTTAGAATTAGTCAACCTCTAAGGGTGAGTTACTTAGCAGCAACCGTTGTTATATCCGTTGCATCCACCGTAGTAGGTGTTTGGATTCGGAACAACGTATGCCGGGATAGCTGCCGGATTGATTGCATTGATTAACTGCTGAGTCTGAGAAGCCATAGCAGTTGTAAGCAGTGCAGACTGGCGATCCTGGGATGCAGCACGTTTCAGATCAGAATTCTCTGCCTGTAATGTTGCAAGCTTATCATTCGTTAAGAAATCAAGGATTGCTCTTGTATTGCTGTTCTGATTGTCCAGAATATCTCTGGTATTGTTGTTCATTGTGTTCTGAAGAGCACAAGTGTTGGTTGCCAGGTTGTAGTTGATACCCTGGATAGCTTCCCTTGTTTCGCAGCAACAATTTGCTAACTGAGACTGTAATGCATTGGTATTCTGCATACCGGCTACAGTGTCAGCGTTAATTGCCTGCTGAACGCCATTGAAGCCCTGAAGCATTCCAACGTTCACGCCATTGAAGCCACTCTGCATGGTATTGTTGAGTGCATATGTGCTGTCACAGATACCCTGCTGAATGCCTCTGATACCGTTCTGAATATCATTAAGAGCAAAACTCTCGCTAATATCTGAACGGGTTGCCCATCCTTGGAATCCTGCGCCATTTGCACCGTTTCCACCATTACCACCGAAGCCACCGCCCCAGCCGCCGAAACCTCCCCATCCGAAGATTGCGAAGATCAGTACGAGCCAGATAAGTGAAAAGCCATCGCCGCCCCACATATCATTGGCGCGATTATTAGAGCCTGTAGCGGCAGCAATGTCGCTAAGACTGTAATTTGAACCATTCATCATGTTTTTAGTCTCCTTAAATTTTATTTACAATAGGAGACATCCGCGGCTGTCATCCCAAATTGTAGCGATTTTTTAATCACCCAATTGTGGGGAAGTATTATAATCCAAGGAATTTTTGAATAATTCCATCTGGTGATAAGTGCTTTTCGTTAAATACATTTTGCTGTATTTGATGCAACTGATCTGTATCACCTTTTTTATACAAATCCAAAGCATTTTTCAATGTTGGATTATTTCCCGCAAATTTACTCATATCGTTCATCATGTTATCAACACTTCCGAACCTTTGAGAAATCATTTTCTCAAATTGATTTTTTATCATGGCGTTTGGGTTGAAACTCATCTCTGCTTACCTCCGTTCTGCTGTCTAGTGGAATCATTTGCGACCGACATTTGTGTCGGCAGCAAATCTTTTATTCCAGAAATCTCAGAGCAAACGTCATCATGAAGCTGTTTAAACATTGCTTCAATATCAATCTGTTTTCCTTCCTGTTTTGGTTGCTGTTCGTCTGAATTTACAAGTCGGTAAACAAAGATCCTGCTTCTTCCATCGGATTGAAGCTGTTTTCTGTAGATTTCGGTTCCGTCTGTCTTCGGATAATAAACAGGATTACCGGACATATCCACATCTTTCGCCTTTACAGTGTCAATACCATCAACCATTTGTCCTTGTATCATTGGGACTTGTGGTATTTGCTGTACGGGTTGTTGCATCTGCATTTGTCCATATGGCATTGTCTGCTGATAGTTACTCTGCAATTGTGCCAGCCTGTCCTGATACGGCTGTATTTGTCCGTATGGATTGTTTATAATTGGCTGTGGGTAATACGGATAACCTGCCATAGTCTGTTCCTCCCATTCTTTTTGCTTCGAGAATTACATCCATGTCATCAACTGACAGATGCTTTTCCCATAAACCTTCATAAGGGTTCTCTAACATAAGCATATTGTTTTCTCCTTATGCTTACATTATATAGGAAGGAACTCTTCATTTGAACGTCACTATTTCGCCATATTTTCGCCACAATACAAAGAAAAGCCCCGTTCATAAGACGGGGCAACTTTCTGAATTTTCTGTTTAATTTTTCTATTTATTCGGTCAATAGTTCGTGGGCTATACCCCATAATCTCCGCTGCTTCAAGCAAAGTTTTTTCCTCATAAACTCTTAACCGAAAAAATTCTTTTTCACGTGAATCAAATCCCGATTGACTCAGATAATATTTTCTTTCATCTTCTGAAAAGTCTGTATAATTCATATCCACCGTCCTCCCGTACAAGTGGAATTAAACTGGAAGAATACCGTTTATTATAAATCCTACCGCTGCACTAACAATCGCAGTAATGATACATACAATGATTGTGTCGTAGCGTTTACCTGGAACTGCCATAAGAATCTTTAAATTGTTATTCATCTCATCAACAGTTGACTTGATATGGTTCAAATCATTCTCGCTTAAAGCAGTTTTTCTTTCCAGTTCTCCGATACGCTCATAAAATTCCTTATGGCGTTCGGATTGTCTTTCCTGCATCTGTTGAAGATTTTTTTCAAGTTCTTCTATGCGGTGTTCGTTAAAACATTCATGTTCACATCCCATCGCCACTCCATTTCTCACTCCCTACATGATTCTTGCTTTTTCCCAACCGAAAATAAAGCAACCCAGCGACGCTTCGGGAGGACTTGATAGTGCGTCACGTGTCCCAACCATCTTTTTATGTCAAACTTCCTGCAAATGGAAAAACTCCATGATTGATATAGATTTCAGTCTCAGATTCCCAACTTCGGTTTACAGAAGATTCAGAATGTGAACCTTGGAATTCAGCACCTTGTTTTACAAGAAAAAAAAGTGCTAAGTCAAATATACAGTCATAGCAATTTTCCATATCATTGCAAATTTTTTCGTCTGTATAACCAGAAGGATAATTTCTCTTCTTCTTGAATGAACGAATCGCCCGTTTAACAGATAGAGAAACCATCTCAGGATTTTCTATGTCATCAGATAAATAATTCATCAAATCATTAATAAGCTCTTCGTTCATTCAAAACCACCTATCCTTGTTGAGTTAAAATTTCCGCGATTATACCAGCCTTATTTGTTTGAGTCAGGGCATAGCCATTGTCACTCGCAAGCTGTCTTAACTGAAGTACAGTCATGCTTGACAGATCGCTTTCTGTGTATTTATGTATTAAATCATTATCTTCAACACTCCCTACAGCTGGTGACTGGCTGTTCTCATCAAGACTATGCCCGGTTATTCCCCCTTTGTACCGATAACGATACCGCCGTTGGCTTTTGGCGCAACCGGAACGAACATGCCGGATGCTTTAGTCCAAACTGCAACCGGGTCTGGTGTAGCCCACATAGACAGTGTTACAAATGAACGATTCTCCTGCTCAATGAACTGTCTGTATTCGTTCTCATCAGGAGTCGGTCCCCATAAACCAACGCCGAAAGAGCCATCGGAATTAGCAGAGTATAAAGTAAAGACACCTTCTTTGAAAATTCTTGCTTTTCCGAGAGTTCCGTCCGCTTTGTCGAAGTTGAATTTTTCTTCACAAGCATTTATCTCTGTGATTCCAAATTCTTGCTCTAAAATAAAATCAAGTTCTTGCTTTGTAAGCAATCTCTTATTTGCATTACCAAGCACAGCCGACTGTAAGCCGGTGTTGGTTCTCATGTAATTAATCATCTTTCTTGAAGTGATAGCTTTGGTAACTGCATATCCATGATCTTCGGCAATTTCAACCATTTTGTAAATGTCACCCATGATGTCAGCATCAGGTTTAGACCAGTCAGAAAGGTCTACTTTTGCATCAGCAGGAACTCCAAAATCAACTTCCATTTTTACATTGTTTTCGTTGATAGTGAGTTTTCCATTTGCAAGAGCCTGTCCTTTCATGACTCTAGTTCTGGTAAATACGCTTCTGAATAATCTTGTTGCATCATCAAACACATATCTTGTAAGGGCTTCGTCATCAGAAACGCCGTTCTCGATAACTTCTTGTAATTTTTCTGTCTGATTGATTTTTTCCTTAATAAGGAATTTTTCTGTCATTACTTTTTCAAATCCCGGCCTACTACCGATATGAGCTTCTGAATCAAGTGCATGAACATAAGCTACTTTTGGAAGATTCTGTCCGCTCATTAATCTGTAAAATTCCGCTTTCCAGAACTGTGTTTTAACATTCGGGAAAATTGTATCCAGAATGCTTTCATTATCTACTGGAAAATTCTGTGAAAATTTTAATCTTTCTTGTGTATCAATAGTCTCTAATACATTGTATGGCATTTCTTATACCTCCTTAAAATGTAGGGTCTTCTGTAGTTACAAATGTGATACCTTTTAAAGCCGTTTTTGCTTCTGATGTAATAGTTTGAGGAAGCCTTTTTTCTAACATTCTTCCGGCTACATAAACGCCTTCTGGTCTTTTTTCGTCATCTGTCATATCGACATCCTGTATTAAAAGCCCATATGCACTAGAATCATTACTCGGAATAACAGTTCCTGCTTTAATAATCTTTCTTCCGTTTGTTTCTGTTGCCATATTCTGTGTTACTGTATATGTTTTTGGTGTAAGCCCGATTTCAGACTCGACAAAATTTGGTGTAGACTCAAATTGTTTGGTTTTCATAAAAGCCATAATCTCAATCTCCTTTATTTACTTTCTGGTTCATTAGTTATCTTTTGCGGAGATAAATATCTTGAAAAATATTCTTCCGCTTTGCTCTTTTCTTCTTTCTTTTCGCTACTCTTTCCGCCGCCCGGATTAGGTGTCTTTTCAAGTACTTCCTTTTCCCAAGCTGCTTTGGCATCTGCAAGTGATGTTTTATTTGCTTCGGAAATTCCATTAACAAAGCTTTGAACTTCCTTCATTACGTCCTCAGTTTTATCTACTGGCATAGATGCAAAAGCTTTGATAGCACTTGCATATGCTTCAGTCGAAAGACCTGCATTGGCAAACGCTGATGTAATCTCACTTGTAAGAGCTTTTTTATTGGATTCAGCAAGTGCAGCTTTTAAATCGGCAAGCTCTTTATCCACTGCTTCCTTTTCTTTCCGACGTTCATCTTCCTGTTTCTCGGCATCTGTCATATTCTGCTGTTTCAGCTCTTCCAATTCTTTTTCAAGGTCTGCTGCCTTGTTGGCTTTTTCTTGTAATGAAGCATTTTTGTCTTTTTCTTTCTTTACTTCTCCTGTAACGGAATCAAGGTATTTAGACACCTGTTCATCAGATGGTTCCTCAATTCCCATACCGATAAGTACCTGTTTTGCCTGTTCTCTTGTCATGAAATCTCCTTTCTTCCAGACCAACACGCTTTGTTCACACGGTTCGCTCCGCACATGATCTGCACCCGATTTGCGCTCACGGGCTGTTGCAATATTTTTGAGTATTAAAAAAGGAATCCCAGTTTCCCAAGATTCCTTAAATAATTGATGTAAAAACGTTTATTCTTCATCAGTGGAAGAAATTATTGCTGATTGATTTTGAATTGATTTCTGACTAAAATCTTTAATCAATTCTTGTGCTTTTTGCATTTCTGCGTCTGGGTTTGCCAGTTCAGGATAAACAGTTCCAAGATATGGTAAGCTCATTTCATATACCTTTTGTGGATCACTAAATAATCCGCAAGTAATCAGTGCAATAAGCGGATGAATTTTATTTTTGAACAGATAATCAAGCGCCTGTGCTTTAACAAGCATGTTATCTGTCGGGTTTCTGGTGATTTTTACATCAAAATCTCTGGTCGAAATATTTACATCCATTGAAGTTTTTCGAATGATATTCAAAATGATTCTGGCAGATGCTTTTTCAGCTTCTTTCGTAAATGCTTCTACCAATTTTGCTTCTCTCTCCGCAAAATCCCAACCGTTCCTCAGATATACTGCATTTCCTGTGTCTCCGCCGGTGTTGCTCTGCCGATTTGGCATTGCTTCTACAATCAGCATATTGTTGTAAATATCATCTTTAGCAACCTGGCTCTCTGACTGATTTAGTTCAGCAGTCATTAAGTCAACGTCTGATTGTGTTCCGTTGCCTACATCTTTTACAGATACAGCACCGAGTTTTATCATTTTTACAAATTCTGCTTCGTCAATCTCACAGTTTTTGAATTTCATCAGAGCTTGTACGAACTGTTCAACCCCATTCAGTCTGTCAGATTGATACTTATTGATTGCATCATACATTGTGATCGCAATTTCGATGTCGGAAAGTCTGTCGTGATTATTTGGATATTCAATGATAGGAATACCGCCAAAACCATTGATTCCAGATTCTGTTACCTTTCCGTTCTGGATTTTGAAATACATTTTTGAAGAATAGCAGAGATAATATTGCTGATTATCTTCGTTTTTAAGTATCTGTACCGAAAGCATCGGTTTCCCATTTCCGGATGAATATACGATATAAGCATCCCACGGACACGGTATGAAGATTCTGAATGGCGGTAAGTCTCCATCCTTTGTCCATTCATCCTCTCTCAGGATTGCTTTATATGCAGTTCCTACTGCACTCTGGTATATTCCAAGCTGAATGTTTCTGGCGTCTGCATTGGCTTCGTCCAGATAATCATTGAGCCTATCAACTTGTTCGTTTGTTTTTTCACTCGCTTTTTTCTTCTTGCAGACATACTGAATAGGTTCTCCGTATATCTGTCCTGCCTTGAATTTGACTGTTTCAAGGGCATGATTCTCAACAACTTTATTGTTGACCTCTGGGCGAACAAGTTTTTCACGATATAAAATTGGCTGATCGCCCTTGTAATATCTATAAAGGTAATCCATCAGGGTTCTATTTCTGTTATGGATTCCGATTGTATCAGAAAGGACCTGTGCCACATTCTGGGGAGTAATCTGGTCTACGCCAGTATAGGCAATTTTTCTGCCAAACTCGCCTTGGCATAGGTCAACAAAATTTGTTTTGTTTCTCCCCACTGCCTGTCCTCCTATTTTTCTGCATGAAAAAAGCACCAAGGTTTGACCTCAGTGCTTATTTTACAGCTTATATTATACAACTTTTTTAAGTATGGTTCAGTATGAAGTTTATGAATCAAATCCTTTTAATATTTTTATAGCAGATATTGCATCCAGGTGAAGTTCTTTTGTTCTTTGGTAAGAATAGCCTACTTCATCGGCAATTATATCGAGTGGTTTCCCCTCAATATATTTCTTAAACAGAATATCGTACAGCACAGGATTTTTCACAGAGTCAATTACCCTGACCACTTCCGACCTTATTTCAATATACTCATATGTGATATCTTGAATTTCAGACTGCAAATCCACAATCTTTGCAACTAAGTCACCAACTTTATCATGACTGGGAGATGTTTGAACCCGTTCTCCGTAAGAGAATGAATTTAATCCCATTGCGTGAGATTTTAGCTGCTCAATTTCTATGTACTTATTGTTGATTATTTTATTGCAACGCTGAATTTGCCCTAAATATTCTCTTGTGGTCATATATTATCTCCTTCCCCAGAGTGGATTGTGTACTGCCTTTACGACGCCCGTACCACTTCCATTTTTTAAAAACACAGCTAAGCTGGCAAGCGCGTCGGGCGCATCATCATGCTTATTCTTTCCTGTCATAGTAAATGAATACACATTATTCATGAATTTTCTGTATTCGGCATTTTGATATCCAGTATCTCTGAAATAAAATCTTCTGATATTTTCTGCGTTGTCCCATATTCGCTGCTCTTTTCTTACTGCAGACTTTGGGGCGTGTCCCCCATTATTTAAAATCATCTGCTGTGCATATTTAGAGGTAAGATTTGTTTCGTATCCTTGTTTTTGCAATTCAGCTCCAACCTCATCCTTATATCCCTCGCCACCTGCATTGGCTTCAAAAAAAGCATTGGTTATTTTATTGTTAATAATTGATGCTACAACTTTTGGCATAGTATATATCTTCTCAGCGTTGTCATACACAACATCGTGAATATATACAGAACCATCTTCGTACACATAAGCTACCGGCATTGCCAAATAGTCGCTTCCGCCTAAAGCAACGTCGCACGCAGACACAACTTTTAAAGGTTCTTCGTCTGGAAGCTGTCCGTTATAGAAATTCATGTGTTGAGAATTAAATAATGCTCCATCTCTTTCAATTGGCTCCTGCTGATACTGAGCCAACCATCCTGCCATGTCGTCATTTTCTTCAAATTTAGATCGAATAGTACGATAGTACTTTGTACTATAACCCACTCCGTAGTCATAATCGAAATTGCTTTCATCCGTTTCCGGGTCAAGAGCAGAGATTTTTAACACATCATATCGAATATCTTTTGCTTCTGGATTATTTTGTAAAAACGAAAGCCTGTCCATGTAAAGATCATGCAACGACCAAATAGTACCGTTTAAAATCAGTTTGCACTGTTCTTTCTTTCGAGACATAACATTGTTGTCAAATACGATCTGCTTCCTTCGGAGTATATCCGGGTTCAATACGTCTTGAATACCTTCCAAGATATCATCCAGAATCAGCCAGCCATATGCGTCATACTCACCATTCAAACCAGATTCCAAACCTTTCCCAGACAAAGTGGCATATTTTTTCTTTCGTTCAAGGTCTACTTTATGATTTTTCGCATCTGTTCTGGCTATTTTTGAATGAAATACATCTTCATGGCAATATGTAGGGTCTGTCCAAATTTCCATAACACCATCAAGGAACGCACCACCAAGTCCCTCTTTGTATGTGACATAAAGGTTACTTATTTCTGTGTTTCTTGCGCAATGCCAAGATGTTCCTACTGTTATAATTTGCGATTTACCAGTTCTGGCAGGTTGATGCAGAAACAATTCGTCGAGTTTATCATCTTCAAGGGCTTGCAGCTTATCGACAACCTTTTTCAAAGTCCTTCTTCTGGGCTGATAGAAGCGTTCCTGTGGCTTCCTATTCTTTTCAATGTACAATGCGTAAGAATCCAATAAATACGGTGCTTCTAATAACAAATATTTCCAGTAAATATCGTCAAAATCTCCGCTTCCAGTGATAGCAGCTTGCCTTTCTGCGATATTGTGTGCATACTGGCTTACCTTTATTCCCATCTGTTGCGCATCTGGATTATCCTTGAAAGGAAGGTCAATATTCATATTTAACAGCAGATCAAGGCAGTCTTTCTGGTTTTGATAGACCGTCATATCACCATTAATGATTTGATTTAGAATTGCCCGATACCATTCAAGCGAGCCTTCTGTGAATTTTTGCATAAAAATAGAGCCAGACCTCCTTTCTTCTTAGGATTTAGGCTGGCTCTCATGTGGCTCTTTGACTGATTTATTTATTATTCAGCATTCTCATCGGCTGTCATATCTCTTGTATCTACGATGGTAGAAGTGTTACTTCCCTGAATCTTCGGAACTTCACCATTCCATTTATCAATTTTCTGTTTTTCAATCAGTTCAGGAGTAAGTGATTCTGCAATTTTTCTATTTGCTTCCGCTTCGGCTTCAGCTTTAATCTTAATAGCTTCAGATTTGCCTTCTGCATCAATTTTGGCTTGTTCTGCCTGAATAGTTGCTTTTTCTTTTTCCTGTTCAGCAGCAATCAGTGCAACTTCTTTATCTTTATCGGCTTGTACTTTGGCTGTTTTAGCTTCAATATTGGCCAATTCAAGCTCTTGCTGTGCATTTACTTTCTTTTGGATTGCAGCTTGTGTTTCATCATCAGTGGAAATAGAAGTAAAGTTTACTGTATCAATAATGATTCCGTATGGTTCAAACTTCCGTTTAAGATATTCGTCAAGTGCTTCATTCAATTCCTGACGCTTATCGCCGAAAACATCTGTTACCGGATACTTCGCAGTTACTTCCTGCGTCCATGCTTTCATTTTCGGCTTAATAAAGGTGTTTTTCACGGATTCCCCGGATTGACCTTTGAACTGAGTAAATACATCAGTTACTCTGCTCTGGTCAAATTTATACGAAAATTCCAAATCAACTAAAAGAGATTTGCCATCTGCCGTTGGTGTCTTGAAACTTTCATCTTTTGGAGAATCGCCTTTATCTTCAGATGTAAGATAAGATTGTTCGATTCCAACAGAATACAGTGAAGTTTTTACTGTAGGTGAAATCAAATGTCATCCCTGCGTAAGTACATTCTTGGAGATTCCCCCGTTCATTTTGTACTCGACTGCAATGTAACCGGCTGGCACCCTTACACTACACTTTGCAACGCATATAAGCCCTGCAATAATCACAACAGCTAATCCAATTCCACCTAAAAGTCCTTTTTTCATTCTTTGTCCTCCTCATTTTGGCTTTCATCTTTATTTAGCTCATCAATAGCATTTCTGCCAATGTGATTCAACAATTTACCTAGTGGTTGAAATAATTTGTAAAGCAGAAACCATACTGCCACTGCTCCGCATATCACTAGAAATATAAATACTGGATTCATAAATTCACCTCAATCCGGAATCCCTAACTGTTTATAAGTAAATACCGCTGTATACTTTTTTCCGCATTTGTAGCAAGTTTCCGTAATAGTGCAAGTCTTTTCTTTGTCATTGCATTTTGATTCTGTATCCGAACTTTTGAACTTGCATCCACCTGTTAAAAAACATTTAATCCGTTTTCTGTTCATACATTCACCATAAATTCTTTCTTGCAGTTGCTTCCCTTGCATTTGTACGGCATCCGATGAATTTTTGTGGTGGGGAGAATTTTCAGTGCCTTTTTGAAGCAATAAGGACATATCACCCATTTTTCGCCGTTTACCGTTTTGATCTGTGCTATCCCGTCCCACGGTTCTGGTGGGTTCATTACCTGAGAGAAATCTATCCCCTCAGATTCAAGTGCTGATTTGATGCTCACTTTAATCTCCTATTCTTTTTATGCTTAATGCCTTTACGTTTCCGTTTAAGATAAATTCTCATTTTGCTTCTTACATTATTGCTGAATTGATTGTGAAACTTCCTCTTTCTCTTTCTTCCGGCAATCTGTCTTATTTTGCGTTTTCCATGCATTTTAAGATAATTGTTTTTATACGAAGCAATGCATGTTTTAAACGCTCCTGAAGAAAGATATATGCTTTGAACGGCTTCTATCCAAGGGCTACTAAGTAAATATGCATTATCTTTCATGCTTTCTCACTCCTTTATGTCTATTCCTCTTCCAGCTTTGTAACAATCTGCTATATATGTTCTATGTACATCTTCCATAGGCTGACAATCTTTTTTATCAAGTAATGTGGCCTTTGCGTTATAAATTGTCTTAATCCTATCAGATTCGAGATAAAATTCACTATGAAATTTAGTTTTGCAGTTCATGCAAATCCATTCTGCGTCAGTTCTCAAGCCTGCAGCATCTACATCACCGCAAAAGAAATCCACTCCTGTATTGATTACTACTCCTCCGCAAAACGGACATTTACGTTTGTCTCGTAACGATAAATTATTTTCCATAATTTTATTTTTCTTGCCCTTCCTGTGCTTTATTTGACACTCGATCATCTTTGCTACATTCTCACGTTCCTGTTTTATTCCATGCCCCTGACGAAATAACTCGCATTCGAGAATATTTCCACATCTGGAACATTCGTCTTTGATTTCTTTGCCGAATACTTTCATTCCACATCTCCGTATATCAGCAGTTTAATAATTTGCTCTTCTGTAATTTCCTTCGCATTGATTCCAAGCCATAAATCTTTATATTGCAAAGAATTATATAGTTCATTAATTCTACTTATCCGCATTTCAAACGGTTTGTCACTTTGTAAGAAATAACTAGCTGCACCACGAAGTGTTTTTGTTCTATGAGGTGAATTAATAATAAAAATCCCTACAGTACATGTTTCCGTTTCCAAAATAAACGTTTTCCTATTGAACTGCACTATCGGTGTTTTGCTATGTATTTTATTAAATAATTTTATTAGAAAATAATCTGCATCTTTATAATCAACCGCCACGTACAACGCTGATATTTTACTCATTTTCAACACCCTCCCAGTATTTACAACAATCGTCCAGACATCTAAAGTCTGCACAATGTTCACTGTCACCATTACAGCAGACGCCTTCTTCCAGTTCGTACCATTTGCATGTGCAAAAATAATCTTTTCTTTCCATATTCTCTCATCAAAATAAAAATTCCAGTACACGGACTCGAACCGTAACTTGCCACCCAACGTGGAGTACTGGAAACCGAAGCAAGGTAAAAGAAAAAGAAATTTTTCCAATGATTGCAGTTCATTGGAATCGGAATGGCAGGAATCGAACCTGCGACACATAGCTTACAATGCCATTACTCTACCACTGAGCTACATTCCATACCGCCTGTAATGGGCAGTTAAAAAACTGAGTTGATTTTCACCTTATATTTCATTCAACAGTGATACAATCGTATCTTTCTGAATTGATTGTGTTTTCCATGGCTTCAATTGGATTATATCCAAGATTCTGTAATACCTGTTTGAATACTGTTACCGACTGGCCACTTGCAAGCTGCACACCTTTTCTTGTAGCATCTGCATGAAATACATCATGTCTGCTGTCGACATTCCAGAAAATTATATTCGGAATAACATATCCGGCTTTTCGGAATTTCTTTTCCATTTTGTCATAGAAAGACCAGTCCTTATTTCCGCTATAATCAATCTCCATATCAGAGATAACAACTATAGCTTTCGGCATTTCTTCCTGTGAAACGTTATTCTTCTCAGCAATATCGAGCACTTTCTCAAATGCAGCTTTAAGGTTTGTGCTACCGCCCCAATTTGCTTTTGCAGTATTGATTATTTTCTGGTGAAGTGTTTCGCCCTTTAATGTGACAATCTGTGGATTGCTAGAGAATGTCATAAACAAGTTATGATATGCACCCGTATTTCTCTCAGCAAAATATATCGCCAATCCGATTGATGTTGCCATTGGTCTTCCATACATTGAACCGGATACATCAGCCATAATCAAAGCGTTTGTTCCCTGTTTAACATAATCTGGAAGTGCTTTCCATTGTGCTTCAAGAACTTTGTTACTTTCTCTTCCATTAAGGATTTTCTCTACAATATCGTACGGATACAAGGTTGATGCATTGATCTTAACTTCTCCTTTATCAGCTTTATTAATAAATTCACTAAATCCATCAGGATCATGTTTTGCAAAAGCCTTGCGATAAATCATCATTGCACGGCTTGGAACTTCTGGATATTTAATCTCGTTCCACTTACCTGCAGATATGAGACTTTCGACAACACCTATCTGCTTTCTCATGCTGCGAACGATTCTCTTGAAGTTGTAAACTGGATAGCCTAACTTCTGTGCAGTCAGGATTCCTAGTTTTCTAGTCTTTGCACTACTTGCGTCAGCAGTTTTAATCCATTTGGCAAGCAGAGAAATTGCTTTGCCATCATTGAGATTCTTCAGATCTTCCTCGAATTGATTTTTCATGGTTTTCCACATATCATCTTCCAGTGGTGTTCCAATCAATTCATAAAGATCATCGTATCTTCCAAACACTCCAATCAAATCAAGGTTCGGCCTGAGTGCTTCTGGATGGTGTTCCGCCATATAACGAATAATGGTTCGGAAAGTTTTTCTTTCTCCTAATCCCTCTCGAATATCTCTTGCGTAAAAAGCAATCTTCGTAGCAAAGAGTTTATCCTGCGCATATGCTTCTGAGAACAATGTAGTGGTTCTATTCTCATCAGCATCTCTTAATGCACCAATAGTTCCGAATAGATCAAGCCTTGCGTCACTTGTGGTATTCAGCGCAACTGCGCCATTCTCGGTTCTTGTAAACTTACTTTCTTCTTTCATTGCATTTGCAAAATCCATGTTTTTCTCCTTTCAGGACACAAAATATAAAATACACGCCTAAGATTTTATTTAAGAATGAGTTGCTGTAAGTGTCCCATATTTTTCTTCATGATGCTTTTGGTTTTCATAATTAACAGTTATGTCCAAATGAATTGCTGTAAGCATCACATAATTGCCCCAACAGGATTTGAACCTATAAAATTATTTGCAGTAAAGAACACAGACATGTTCCGTCGGTTTCCCACAACCGACAAACTGGGGCAGTGGCAAGGGGTGGACTCGAACCACCGACAAGTACCTTGTAATGGAAAGAATTGCTGTAGAAGTCACGAACATGACTTACAATCTTTTACTGCTCTACCAACTGAGCTACCTTGCCATATTCACCGCCTTTAACGGTCAGATATTATCTGGGCTGAATTTCACTTCTTTCGCTATAGCGTAAATCCACCAGAAACATAGACCGTCTGTATACAAACAGCTTAACTCTAAGCGGATTAAATCGGAAAGGATGGATTCGAACCATCAAGACCTAGTCGACTAGCCCGTTCCCAGTTACTTGCACTTTCCGAATAACCCGGAAGCCCCGGGTTAGCAATATGTTTATCGTGTTATGCTTTCCACTAGGCTGTTTTATACCGTGCCAGCCCCACGGAGTTGTTTCGGATATTTATGCCCTATAGGTGATATAGAGCGAACCTTGTACGGACTCCTGCATTCCTTAAAACTCCTAGATTCGTCAACCCATTAAACTCCGGAATGCCACCAGATAAAGTGAAGTCGTAGCGCGTAACTCGTTGCCGTATCACCCGGTTATCGCAGTCCTTTCGATTCTCAATTATCTGGTAAAAATTTTTCCATCCAAGATAACGGCTCAGATGGCATTTGATGGAGAAATGGACATTCTGGGGTTCGAACCCAGGACCGCCCGGTTATGAGCCGGGTTCTCTGACCTGCTGAGATAAATGTCCTAAGTAGAGGCGTTATTAGGCAACTCAAGAGCAACGTTCCTCTACTGTTACGGTTCATACCCTCACAGCCGTAACAAAGGGTCTGATTGTTCTGCGCCATGCAGAATACCATCCGGGGCATTTGAAGCCCCTTTGATCATCCCCGTTGGGATAGATGGAACCAATTCGGAGGGGAACTATATCATGGCTAAACAATATAGTCCGACTGGGCTAGCGGGATTCGAACCCGCGAATACAGCAGTCAAAGTGCTGTGTCTTACCACTTGACGATAGCCCATTGTTTTCCCGGGAAACCACTCCCGGGAAGTGATATATTCTGGTGTTTTAGAAAGCATCCATGACATTGTTAAGTCCGCGCCAGTTACTTTACAGATGATCCGGGAAATAATTAATCTCATCGGTGTTTCACCAACGCAGACCTAAGCTACTCTGGATGCCTCGACCTGTCAGATTCAAAGGCTTTCCCGAACCTGAGAACGACAGGCTTCTGCTTTTCTTGTATTTTCACCCGTTCAACCAGTATGGTGAACAGGGGAATTTGTATTGTGAATGCTAACCACATTGGGTTCTCCTTATAACCTAAAGTTCTACGCCTTCCATAACTGCTCTTGCTTCTAATATTGCAATGTAATCGGTCATGGCTTTCACCTGTATATTATATGTACTTCTCGGACAAGTTGGAGTAAACGGAAGCACTCCCTTATCCCATTTTTCAAGCATTGCAGACAGTTTCTGATACCTGATAGCTACCTGATAATATTCGGCTTTAAATCTGTCCTTATAATCAGCACTGTTCATAAGTTCCATAGTTTCTTTTAATTCGTTTGGCATTTTACGCGTCCTCCTTATAATCTAAAAATCACAACTGCATTAACTGCAAAACATATTTCCATTAATATAAATACTGCCGTTGCTATTGGATTGCCTTTCTTTTCGGTTTCGTCCTGTGATATAAGAAATGCTAAAACCAATGTAAAAAATGCAATATCCAACATGGCTGCTACAAATTTTGCAAGAATCATTCTTTCTGTTCCTCTCCAATCATAAAATCAAGAATCTTACCGGCGGTTTCTTCTTCTGGCTCGAATGGCAGTCCGCATGTACAGTACTTCTCAATCGCTGTTTTAAGGCTTGCTTTGAAACCATTGTAAACTTCTCCATGTGTAAGAAGTTCGTGCCTTAAAATGGATACTGCATCGGTCACGGATTCTGGTGTGAATCGAAATCGGATATCTCCAACCATTTCTATATCCGGCAGACCGAATATTTCAAACTCAAATGTCGGAACTTCATCGACAGCAACATGGAAGTCAACCGATTTTACTCTTGTGATTTCTTTTCCATCAACTGCGCATTTGGTTCCGCACCAACCGCTTCCATCGGGATTAAATATCTTTACTTTTGGAGCGTTAGTATTGTTCATTCTTCAAGTCCTCCATTTCCTTTATGCTAATCCCGACTATCCCGGCGCTGTCTTTGCTATCTGTGGCTTTGAAGTGCGCTTTAGGATGCTGCGGGTACATAAACTCGAACATGAGGTAATTTGCTGCATCCACGAGATATTCTGTGTTTCCGGTAGAATTATATTTCTCAATACACCGTTCCATGGACTGAAGCGCCTGCACGTTCCCGGTTTTAAAATTCTTCCTGGCAGGACCGTATTTATGATAGCTTACCTCGACTCGATTCTTGCGAAGTTCATCAAAGTGTTCACTGTATTCTTCCGAAATCATGCTTCTTCTACTTCCCCAAAATATTTCTTGTACAATTCATAATCATTTTTGCCGATCAGAACTTTAACTGTAGCTTCTTGTTCCATTCGAAGATCACTGTATGTGTAAATGGTTTTTGTAGCCTGTATACAATAGCTTCCAACATCAGTGATTCTACTTTCAGTCTCAACTTCTTCTTCAGCAGAAAACCAATTCCCATGAGGGGTTGTGAAATAAGCTCTGCGTTTTGCTCTACATAATGTGATATATTCCAGACTTGATTCGTATGTAAAAACTTTTTTCGCTGATTCTGTGTCATACAGCTTTTCATCATCCAGAACAGCTTTCTCGTGATGATATTCATACACCTTGTCATGCATTAAAGGTTTTTCAAGCGGATGATAATTTTCATCCTGAAGGGCAAAACCGCCTTTTTTATTTTTTAAAAATTTTTTAAGTATCGACATTTGCCTACCTTCTCCGAAAATATTCTGCCAGGGCTTCCCTTGTGATCTGCGATACGCTTTTACCGGTTCGATTCTTTTCGGCTATGAGCTTTCGTTCTAGCTGTCCTGTAAGCCGGATTCGGATTGATTCGCCTTGTGGGTTATTCTTTTTCATAGGCAGTGTCCATCTTTACTGAAAGGATTGGTTTATCATCAGCTTTTGCTAAAAGTGTAATCCCTTCGCCTTCTTTCCAAGGTGATGTGGCTATCTGAATATTAGAAACACCAGTTTCGCTACAGATATTCAGCAACTGTCTAGCAATATCCATCAGCCCTGACCGAAGATATCCATCGTTGTTTACTATTTTCTCCATCTTGTACCTGCCTTTCTTTAGTTTATTTTCTCGGCCTCCCAGATGTCATTTTGGGTAATTCTAACGCTTCCTGAATTGGCATCATTTTTTTATAATACCGGTAATTAAATGATTCTACAGAAATTCCATGTGACTTACATAGGTCAGATTTTGGTATTAAATTTCCATTGTATAAAATCAACGCTGTTTTCTTTTTATTCTTTTTGTTTTCCCGTTTCTTCCATTCAGATGGTGGCCTTTTATTCTTTTGCTGTTCCGCAATGGTTATCCACCTACAGTTATCTGGTTCATAATTCCCATTTACGTCTATTCGGTCAATAGTGCATTCTCCAAACAGAGCGTCTTCATCATATCCGTGCTTATAAGCCCAACTTTTAAATGTGGAATAATCTTCCCATTCATTACAGACTCTTATTCCGCGGCCGCCATAATTACGGTATTCTCTACAATTTAGATAATTGCATCTTCGTTTCATATTTTGCCACACATGATATAATCGGTCATTACTTCCACCATGTGTTCTAATAAGTTCATCATGGTAACATCCACAACTTTTGGTTTTTCCTGTAACTAATTCAATAGGCCTTACGTTCTTAATATTTCCACAATCACATCGGCACATAAATCTTCTTACTGTACCGGGTTTATTTATCCCGATAACGGTAAGAAATCCAAAACGTTTTCCGATATATGTATTGTCATATTTAATATTGGGAAAATGCTTATGACATTTTTGATCTTTCCATTTTTCTGCATGTAGCATACTGTAAGAAACATCTTTAAATGCTCCACATTCCATGCAGGTCATACGAATTTTAATAGGATTTTGATCAATTATTTCTGAAGCTATATAATCTCCATGTTGTTTCCCTATTTCGGATTCGAGTAAGTCTTTTTTTATTTTTCGAGATTTTTTAAGCTCTGCATTTCGTCTTTCTTTTCGGCATTTATAGCATGTTTTTATAAGCTCATTCCATTTATTTCTGCCGTTTATCATTTCGCGCTGAATTGTATCGCCGCACGCAACACATTTAAGCTTAATTATTCTGGATTTTGTATGTGGATTGTATGAAATATCAATAATTTTATAGTCCCCATTTTCTGTGCCGATACGCTTTTGATAACATTCAATCATCATGGATGCGGTTTCTTTTCCTATTCCGTATGAAACTAACTCCTCTACGCTGTTCATCTTCGGGTTCTCCTTTTAGTTTAAATTTTGCGTTATTAAATTGCGTATGATCTGAGAAATGCTTTGGCCAGTCTGAAAAGATTTCTTTTCAAGGCGTTTTCTCATGTCATCGTTAATTCTGATTCTTATTGACTCTCCCTTTGGGTCAGTCGTAGGTCTGCCATGTGGCATATTGTTCCTCCTTATTAATGTGGGACAAAATAGTGAGGTGACTTTGCTCGGAGTACTCACTCGGCGTGTGCTGGGGCTTATATACACCCCCTCCCCGGTATCCATGCCGGACGCTACCAGGGAAGCCCGCCGCCCCATGGGTTCCCGCTTCCTTGGCTTAACGCTGACCTTTAATGGCCTGCGGCAGTGACAAAGGAAGAAATATATAGCAGATAATTGTCAGAATATTGCATCTATAAGAAAAACAACAGTTTTTTATATAGATTGATATACATATTGCACAATTTAAAACTGTATATATGTACATACTGCATAATCTTCGCTAATTATCCTTATTTCTTGGCTGTTTGTCCGTCACTCATGTACATTTCTGGGCTTTTATTCTGTTACAGCTCCGGCTTTTCCATCTCTGGAAGTTCCAGCGCCGCCCTGTGTTTATCTGCGATCTGCTGCGCTGTCTGGTGTGGTATGCCGTCCTGCTGTGCTGTCTGCACTGGTGCTGTCTCTGCCATACCATAGGCTGCTTTTGCGACAAAAATCAAGTTGGCATTTGTGCCGGGCTGATTGTTCAATCTGTTTACTGTACAATTCTTGCAGATATCGAACCATTTTTTAACCGTGATGCCATGTGATGAGCTTGTTCTATAGTCCCCACGCATCCAATCACTAAATGTTGACCGATTAATATTAACTAAAAAGCTAAATACTTCTAATGTCGGCAACACATTGTATTTACTACATACCCTGACAAATATATTAAATATATTATCCAGTAACTCTATATCATCATTACTTGGTTTCGGTATTCTATCAGCAATATAAAAGATCATATCAACAAAACTATCAGCAACAGTAGCTTTATATTCTTTCTGTGTATCAAATTCTTCAGGAGTTACTTGTAACACAGTGTTTATATATTCATCCACAAGCCTATATATATCATTCTCATATACTTCGATTCCCTGTTCTGTTACTGTTGTATTACTCTTTTTCACTGTATCACCTCCAAAAAATTGAAATAAAAAAAGACGACAAAAACACGTTCGCAGATACAATCCGGGGCCTTTCTAAATCCCTTTCATCTTTCCGATCTGCTCGGTTTTAATCGTCTTAAATAGTCTTATTATTCTTATTGCTTTTCGGCTTATTCAATTGTTAATTCTGTTTTATCATACTTTTATATCACTGTCAACAGTCTATTTAATTTTATTTTTACCGTTACATTACTCTTATTAACTCTATATATGCTATACAGTACTGTATAGCATATATATTAATAAACTCTAGGTCTCTAGAATCTAGGACGGGATTATAAAACCAGTTATTATATACTTATACGTTATGTAATACGGTCATTTTCTGGCTATTAAACACAAAAAGCCAGACCTTCCGGTACTTTGTCCGGCTTAATCTGGCTGATTAATCAATATTCTTTTCACGCTCTGGCTTGCAGCTCCCGTCCTGAGTTCCGTCGCCTTTCGTTGATTTTATTTTATCCACATCGGTTTTAAAAATCAAGTCCCAAAATAAAAAAAATTTTGCTTGACAACTTCGGCGGTTTGTGATAAATGTATTTTAACAGCTTCGGCGGTGGGGCTGTTTACCGGCTGAGTGCCGCGCCGTCGTTACGCCGCCAGAATAAGAAAACAAAAGCCCCCGGGACTATCTCCCAGGGGCTTATTTTTGCGTTTACGGAGCTAAATTTACACCATTCTCAAATATCACTCCCGTTTATGCGCTGTTTATATTTTATATCATTGTTCGTAATTATGCAAGTTCTTCAATGTTTCCGGTGCGGCAATTTTCGAAAATTCCTTCACTTAACTGGCCATTAAATTCACGTTCACATAATTCGGCGGTATCTCTTGTTATTCTAATAATCGAATAGAGGTTTGTCCCGGTCTTATCTGCGTTCTCTATCTCGACAATTCTCACGCCGTCCTCTTTGCTGCTCCAATCATATTTTCTTGACGGTGAGAAGCTTTCTTTTAACCGGTGACCGCCATAATTTCCGTATACTTTCCATGATCTTGTAACTGCCATTTTCCCCTCCTGTCCGCCCCTGTCCGGGGCTATGTGATTGGTTCAACTCATTCTTTTTAAGATTTCTTCTTCGAATAGTTTTAATTCATGTTTCGCATATATGTTATGCTTATATGTGTATATCAATTTATCATTCGGGAGCTTTAACATCTCATACACTTCATTTTTTCTTTTTAAGACCTTTTCTTGATTCTCTTTTATATGCTTCAATCTCCCATTAACTACGTTTATTGTTTCGCGATTGTATAAATTTTCACTGTTCAAAATCGCTTCTTTTATCATTCTGTATTCTTCCAGAAGCATTTTATTTCTCAACTCGTCAAAACTTGTGCAATCAGAACCATCAATTATTTTGACGATTTCAAAACGAAAATCACATCCTTTTATAGCATCTTCCAGCATGTCTTTGTTGCTATGATATTTTCGTAAAATACCATTCTTGTGTAGCCTAGCTCTTGCTAAAAGTTCAGATGAAGAACCAATATATTTCTTTCCACTTTGTTGATTTGTGATTGTGTATATCCCTATGCCGTCTTTGACTGGAACGTTAAACAAATTGCTCATTCCTGTAACCACTTCCTTTCTATGGTTACAGTATATCATTTATTAAACTATGCGTCAAGTATTTTATTAAACTATTCTACTAATTTTTCATTCTTTCCAATTCTTTCTGTATACACTCCAGAACGAATGCAGACATCTTGACGCCTTTTAGACCGGCTGCTCTTTTTACGTCTTCCTTGGTTCCCTTTGGTGCCATTACTGTTATACGGTCGTACTTGTCTTTTTGATATTGTGCAATATATGAAAGTTCCTTTTCTTTCTCTTTAAATGCCATTCATTAATCCTCCTGTTATTGTTTGCTTTGATTATATCATTTATTAAACTATGCGTCAATTGGCTATGGGTTTTTATTTCGATATTTTTTATTTCCTATTATATGTGCAGAAAAAACACTATTTTAAAAATAATATATTTTATTAAACTATGCTATTGACACCATTATTAAACTATGCTAATATATAACCATCAATAGAGAACAAAAAACTTAAAACCGAAAAGGAGAAAATAAAATGGAAGAAAAAAGACTGTACAACCTGGCATACGATATGTTGTTAATAAGATGGGGCAGCGAACACGATTTTTTGGAAAAACACCCAGATGACGAAATAGCGAAAGTCAGAGAGAAAAAGCTTTGGAACGAATTAATACAACTCAGAGAAGAAATGAAAGAAAAGAAATTAGCATAATAAAAAAAGCCGGTTGCAATCCTACCAACGCAACCGCCGGATTTCAAAAAATAAAAAAAGAGAGGTAAGAGAACTATGAAAAGTATTATGAATTTGGCACCCGAACAGGAACAGAGAATAAGAGAAGCAAAGCAGGCACTTGGCAGCCTGACATATAACACAATGTGTTATGGTTGTAAAGCGCTCCACGGAGACTGCAAGGGAACCACAAGCAAGTTTTACGGTGGCTGCATCTACCGGGAGCCGAATGGCTTAAATGCGATATTTGGTTTTGCTCGGTTTGTCCCGGAGCTCATCAAAAACGAGGATTTTTCTTCATATGATGAATTTCTGGAAGAACTGAGAAACAACCGCGCCGGCGTTGTTGATTGGCTCGAATCCCGTACACGCAGCGAACACTTCAAAAATGAAATGCTGACCGATAAATATATTGCAGCTTGTAAAAAGATTTTGAACATTTTAAAGGAGGCGTGAAGCTATGGCAAATACAGTTAAATTGCAAGGAATATCCGGACATCGGGAAGGAACACCAACAAAGAAATTGAAAATTGGTGATGTTATCGTGTGGAACTTTGGCTATAAATCAGAGGTGGTTGAAATCAACCCGAGCAAAACCGGAAAAACAATCACTTTCATGTTGAAAAGTTTCGAAAGCGGTGAAATCAGCCCCCGTAAAATGGGAGCTGATCGGCTCGTAGTTGTTGAAGCAAGAGAGCCAGAACAGCCCAAAAATGAAATTGATCAGGCGATTTCAGAGCGTGAAAAGACATATTTTGGAATTTATTCCGATATCGGCACGGCACTAGAAAAATTCACAACTGAAGAACTGGCAGAATATTATTTGAAACGTTTTGGGGATGGCGGCTTGCGGTATTTTCTCGAACAACAAATAATAGCTGCTGAAATCGCGAAAGAAAAAGCATACTAGGCCGGCAAGCGTACCGGGGAGCATTTCCCCGGCGGTCTTTTAAAATAAAAAGCAGGAGGAAAATACAATGATTAAAATTGATATGTGGTACGATGACAAAAAGGAACAGGCGACCGGGCTTGATATCTGGTTCAATGATCTCAGTTGTTTTTATTCTGGCAATATTAAAATTTTCGGTAAAATTATAGGCGATTATTACGCCGACAGCGTGCAAGAAATTTGCAAAGCGTTCCCACATCTGGAAAAGAAAATAAATGCTTGTTTGAATTAACTAAACCAATTCCGGGCGGGGCTTTCCCACCTGCTCTTCTAAAAAATGGAGGTCTAAACATGAAATATCATTATATAGCAATTTCAACACAAAATAACGGTAAAAACTTCGCTTCTGTGCTTCGGGTCGCAGAGACAGACAACCTTGTATTTTCTTTACAGATTTCCGGCATAACTTCCGCAAATATTTGTAGCACAAGAAAAGAGGCGGAAAAAATTGTTGATTTTTGGAACGAATGTTACAAGAAAAACAAAACTTTCGGAGGGTTGTAAAATGATAAATAAGATTATAAAACCAACGCCAAAGCAGACTATCACGGCCATAAAAAGCCGTGATTTTTCAAAAGTCGTTAAAATTAAAGAACAGGCAGAAAAGGACGCTAGAAAAGTATTTAATGCGGTCACTTCCGGCTCTGTCCCGCTGATCTGGTACGACTTACCGCCGGTACGGTGTCAATCTGGGGCTGTGTCGTTCCTACGGTACGCCTTGCATAAATCCACTAAAAAACAAGGATATTTACAACTTTCCTGTATGGAAATAAAAAACGGCTGTATGATTCCAACATCTGATCGCCAGTATAGTATAACTGACGGTTTCCGGGAGTTCTTCCGGGACTTGCCCGGGGTCGCAAATATAAATTATTTAGAGTAGTAAAGCGCTGCTCTTTTTCTGGTGTCCTGCATCCGCTCCGGGCGGCGGTGGTTCGTGACCTGTGCCGGGACTTCGCCGGGGCTTGTGTCCCGGTTTGATGTGCATTGACAATTATATATAGTTGTACTGGCTTCTATTTGGCGTTTTAACGGCTTTTAGCGTGATTCTGGTATATTTTATCGAAATCATATAAAACTGTCTTAAATCTTCAAATATCGAGTTGATAATAGGGATTGACGGCAGAACACAACGGGGTTATTATTACTCTGTATAGTTGCGCGGATGCTTTGCCCGCTCTGGTCTTTACGCTTCCAGATCGTGTGAAGCTATGCGGGCTTTGTTTGTGATCGCTCTGGCGGTCTTATTTCTGTACGATCTTAGGAGTTTTTACTTGGGCGGTTGCGCCTTAAATGCTTCTATAACGCCGTATTTGACTTTTTAAGCGTGTTTTATGTGTTTCATGTATATTTTACCACGGTTGCATAAAAGCACCTTTAAACGCGTTTTACAACGCTATATCAGAATTGGTCTTGGCGCTGGCTCTGCACTTCCACAGCTGTTCCCGGGCTGCTCCCGGGTCAACCCCGGCGGGCTGTGTTGTTTGGCTTTAGTTTTGCCAGATCATGCCGGGCGGTGGGGTTTCACAGGTTCCATGTGGCGGTCTATTCCTGATCGGCTGGAGGTTTCCGGGATGGTCCCGGGAGGGACAAAGGTACTAAAAAAATGTACGACAAGTTGAAAACAGCATCAAAACCGGGACGGTTTGAACTGGGAAAATCTGAAAAAAATCGCAGAAATCTGAAACTAATTCAGACCTGCGACTTTTTATTTTTGTGCATTTTGTATGTAATTTTCTGTAACGTAGCTTGGCACGATGTAAATTTTCACTTCATCACATTCAATTCATCTTTTCTGGCCATGTTTCTTCACCCCACAATACCGAAAAGTCTGCTTCGGCACTTCTTCTGCTGACCGGTTTCTTTATTCCTTCGTTTTGCTGACCCACTGCTGATTGTTCCCATGGTCCTTCCTTTCTGAACATCTGCTTCATGTTCTGACTACGTGAATTGAGGTTTATAATTGGTACATCCACATTAAGTTCATCCGGCACGATACCCACGATTACAACCTTTGTCGGCTCTATTGCATCCAACATTTCTTTAAAATTCTCACAAAATTCCATTCTGGCAGACTTTGACCGTACTCTCCCGTTCGTGCAACACGATACCACACTCCTATGTGGCGTACCATCGAATATCCACGGCATATCCTTTGGGCTGATAATATTTACGGACGGAATAATTTTAACGCCCATAACCGCCCAATAATAGCCTAAGGCATGGTTTCTGTACAGATTGTAGATGTTCAACGCACTTGGCATCCCGGACGCAATTGTGAAATCTGGGCTGCAAACTGAATTGAAACATTTCAGATGTTCAATATACTGGTCCGGCTGATTCCATACCTGTAGAAAGCTTTTATCATCAATGTAGAAATTCACCGTCAGGTCCTTATGGCCTTTTAGTGATCTGGATTTTGAAGACGCAAAGTCAATCGACTTGCCCGGCGAGAAATCCACTTTCGGCAACATTGGTATCTGGAATTGCCCGTCAAGTTCTGCACCGGTTATCAGATATTCTTTCATCACATCATATGCGGTATGTATCTGCGTCATAAAGCCCACCTCCATACAACCATATTAACATAATTTGGAAAACAAAAAAAGACCGCATTTCTGCCGTCTACAATGGTTTTACTTGTGTCTCACACACAAGTTTTCCTCCTATGGTTTTAATTCGAATGTTTGTTCTGTTCCCTAGCCTGTTCCCTCGGCTATTTTACATACCCCTAAAAAGCACAAAAAACCTTGATTTTTCAAGGTTTTCGTTAGCAGCCAGTACGGGAATCGAACGTATCTTTAAACTGCTATCTTTCCCATAAAATCAACATTTCTAACTTTTCCAGGGTGTTCCTTTTTGTTCCCTAGCTGTTCCCTCTTTATAAAATGACCAAAAACTATCTCGATACTACCATAAATTCATCTATGCTGTCCATGATTTTTTGCTTTTTTTGAAGATTCTTTCGGTCTCGGTGATAATAAGTTTCTGAGCATGAGATGTTGGCGTGACCCATTTGCGATATTACCATCTGGTTATCTACGCTGTGGTCTAAGAGGATTGTACAATAGGTTTTTCGTATTTTGTGCGGTGATTTTTGAACGCATCCAGTGTTCTTGCATACTGTCCGGAGCCGGTTTCTGAATGAATAGGTGTTTATCCTGTGCCCGTCCGCAAAGAATATATATTCACAAAATACGGACATGTTCCTGAGCTTTTGAATAATCCATGCACACCCCTGTGGAATTACAACATTTCTTATTCCGGCTTCCGTTTTTGGAAAATCTTTGACTTCGAAAATTCCTTTGTGGTTTTCATAATGCCTGACTTCGGTTCTTCGGATTCTGACTATTCCGGTATTCGAATCCCAGTCCTCCCACTTTAAGGCACTTAGCTCCCCGACTCTCAGGCCGGTTACGAACATGAGCAGTATTCCAAGATTTACCATGTCCTGATTTTCTTTTAGGTATTCTATGATTCTTCCCATCTCTGCATCATTGAAAACTTCCTTAGAGTCTTCTTTGATGATTTTTTTGAAAGATTTATCCGTTATATCAAGGTCATAGAATAATTCCTGTACATTCCAGTCAATCAGTTTGTTGCGCTTCGCCCATTTCAAGGTACCTCTGGTAATTGTTTTGAGGTTGCAAAAGGCTTTTGCGGTCAGATTATGTTCACTGATCTGCTCTTCCAGAAAATTGCTGATGTCACCCGGTTCAAGACTCCTGATTTTCTTCTCGCCAAGTGTTCCGAAAAATCTGGTAAAATCCTGGTGGTATCTTTGGTAAGTCTGCATAGATATTTTTTTCAAGTCAAATTTACGCTGCGCCCATTCCTCAAATATGGTTTTAATCTTTGGATTCTCAATCTTTTCCCGGTGAGTCTTTACAATCAGGTCTTCCAAGTCTTTCTTAGACTTCCGCTTGAACATTTTCCTCTGTCCGGTTTCATCGTAAGTCATGCGGATTTTCCAATATCCGTCCGATGCTTTCCATATGCTGTCCCTGTATTCTTTTAAAATTTCTTCCCTTTTATTCATTTCAATTTGCTCTTGTATGTGAGACAAATTGATGATACCATTCTCGATTGCATATTTCAAGTCGTCATTATTCATAAAAATAAGGAGGAACCGGGATATCCTTTCACTGGCCAGCGGCTCCTCGTTCCTCCTTTCTTTCACACATAGTCAAAAATATTCATCTGCCCCTCCGGCATATCGTCTTCGAGATTGATATATTTACAAGCGATGAATCTCCCCTGCCAGTCCCGGCTCTCTCCATACAACAAGCATTTACTTTTCTTCCCGTCTCGGAAAAATCTGCATTCAGAACAATTGTGCTGGTATGCTGTTCCTCCAGAACGCCTGTACATTTCACTTATCGTCCTCATCTTCGCATCCCCTGTACCATTTCCGTTCTGATGTGCTGTGCCATATGTGCCCGAACAGATTCTTCCGGAAATGGGATTTCGAGCGACCGCTCCAGAATCCTGTTGGTAATTCTTTCATCATATTTCAGTTCTGATATCTGACAGTTGCTTGTGAATATAGTGATTTTCCTGTCGACATACCGCCCGTTGATAATGCTATAGAATCTTTCGTTAATCCACTCCTTACCAGAATCAGCGCCGAAGTCATCAATGATAAGAATTTCTGTTCTGGACAAATCCTCTATCAGCTTTCCTTCCGCATTCCCTTTATCTCCCCATGTATTCTTGATCTCATCGAGGATTCTTAGGGATGTGGTGAACTTGACTGGCTTCTGGTATTTCTTCATAATTTCATTCGCCAAGCTGCATACTGTTTTGGTTTTACCAGAGCCTTTTGTGTTTGAGAAAAGATATAATCCTATCCCTTTCTTCTGCATATCAAGAAGATTTTTAAACCAATAATTTACCGCCTGAGCCGCCTGAGAAAAGACTTTTCGGCTCTCAGCGTTCAAATATACGTTTGACTTCAAATCATTGAAATTTGAGTCTTTAAACACGCTTGGAAGCTCTGCAAATTTCAATTGATTTTCAAGGATTGTTCTTTTCCTGATTCCGCAAGGGCACTCCTCGCAATACGGAATACCACTTGCATCTCTTGTCCATCTCCATCCGCTGTCCCCGCACTCAGGGCATTCAAGCGAATGGGGTGTCCGATTCTTCTCCATTCCATTCTCCGAGTGGGATGATTGGTTCGACATTTCTTTGAGTTGTGTCAGTTCCATTTCGCATATCCTCCCTGTTGTGGTATTTATTTTCGAGTATCTTTAAGAAGTTGTTCGGTTTCACGAACCATTCAAAATTTATTGCAAAATCTGTTTTCTTTCCTAGAAGAAAATCGCTTTTTCGCACATTTTCCAGTGCTTGCATTACCTTATCCATGCCATATTCTCGGATTCTTGCTTTCAGCATTTGAGTTCGCCTTGATGTCATTCTTGCAATTGGCTGAATCCCGAACTGCTGAAGCTTATTCCACTCATCAACCACTTTCTGCACATCTCCGGGCTTGACTAAATCTTTTTCACAAGAAATCTGTTCTGGAATCTCCGGCATACGTTCTTCCTCTGATAATTCTTTCTGACGTTTTCTGTGCTCTGCAACTCGTTTTCTTGTCTGCTCTCTGATTTTTTCAAGCCCATCAATATTCTGATGCTCTTCCCATCCGGGGATTGAAAGCAACGTTCCATCTCTGGTTATCATGCCGAACTTTTCAAGAATTGTCAGTGCAAGTTCGATCACGCTCTCATCAAAGTCCAGCTCGTCAGCCAGCATTTTATTTGTATATGGAATATTCTCTGTCAAAAAAATAATCCCGTTTGAATTACAACGCCCTGCCATCGTCAGGAGCATCATCCAGATCAGAACGATGCTGTTTCCCTCTGGAAGTTTTCTGATATGCCGGATTTTTTTGTTATCGAACATATCTACTTCTAATCGAATCCAACTCACCTTTGTCATTTAGCCACCTTCCCGTCTGATAAGGGCATTTCCACCCTTACCGCATTGATTTTCGGATGAATTTCTCCATTAAAGATCCATCCAGCTTTTTGTGTGATTTTCACAGGTATCATCTTCCTCTATCAGGATGCCTTTGCGGTCACACAGCCCGTTGTCGTTTTCAATACAAGTTTTGCATGTTTTATCTTCCATTTTCCTCACCCCAATCCAGTTTCTGCCCACACCTAGTACAGTATTTACTAACAGTATCTATGTTGTAATTACAATTTGGGCAGTTACCGTAAGCACCAACTTTTGTTTTTTTGCCTACTCCGAAGTCTAAATATATTTCGCTCAAGTTGTTCACTTTCCTCGGAATCTGCTTCTCCAATGCCTTAACCGCACGTTCCAACGCTTTCTGATATTCAACAAGAGACCAATCTTGTTTGATTATGTCAATTCGTTCTCACAAGATTTCAATTGCTTCTTCTGGTTTCATATTAATCCTCCCTATAAATGCTCAATGATCTATCAATGTAATATGGCTTTCCACCGATAAATCGTGTTTTCAGTTCACTATTTTCAAGAGATACAATGAGTACGCAATTATTTAATACTGCGGCAATTTCGTCTCCATCTTCAAGTTTTGCATCATCTCCGTATTCCTGCTTGAACTATTCCATTGCCAAGTTAATTATTTTAACTAATTCTTCCATGGTTAATCCTCCTAATGCACTACTTCCTAAAGGAATCAAAATCAATAAACAGTTTTTTCTTTTTACCACATTTCTTGCATACCAGAAGAGTTTCTCCATCATTTACCCAATGCCATTGAATTTCGTAAATGTGCGGTTTGCAGAGACACTTGATTTTGCAACCATTCTTTCGCCATCTGTTGAATTTATTGATTATCCCGTAGGCTAATATGTAAACCATAAATACAACTGTGAATACACCTATTGCTATGAAAAACGTTTTTATTGCATCAACCATTTTTCTTCATCTCCTCCAACATCTTCTCAGCTTCCTCACGGGTGAGGAATACGGTTTTACCGATTTCACTTATTGGAAAAGCTCCTGTTATTGATATTGAATGGGTATAGTTTTCGTAATAAAATATAATTTCATCTTCTATTCCTATACCTGGTTCTACATAGCTGTCACAATATCCATATGAAAATGCTTTTATTTCATACGATTCCGGATATCCAAAATCGTTATCCCACACCATATCTCCGACCTTACACGGCAATTTCACGAGCAAGCCGTGTTCTTCTAGGTCTTTATATTCTTCCCATTTATTCGCTTCTTCGTAAGTCAAAATTCTTGCGTTTACGGGATGTTTCTTATCCGGTTCAGAAAGCTTCATTTCCAGAGCATCAATTACATCAGCAAGAGAAAATGCAGATTCTTCTCCAAATATTTTATGTAGATGTTCTTCTAAGTCTTTATAAGACTTTAACTCTTCCAACAGTTCTGCAACATCTTTCAACCAATACAATTCTCCATCTTCAAAACAACATCCATAAGTATTTTGATGATACGGGCAACCAACCGCTTCCTTCCCACTGATATAATCTCTTAAATCCTCGCCAGTTTCACAGACAATGCGTTTATGCTCGTCATCCTGCATATGCATGAAGTTTTCATGGTCTGCATAGCAATCGCCTTCTGTATCCTGGCTGGCAACGCATTTAAGTGCCTTTATCATATCGTCAAGTGTTAATCTCTCCATCTACTTCACCTCTCTTGTGATTTCATTGATACAAGTATTATAACCACATGCATACTCTAATCCGTCCGTATTTCTCGCACCTCTTGGAATTATCATTTTCTCCGGCAATGGCTTCAACGGACACCATTCAGGTCTTGATTTGCTTTCGCAATCATAATGTTCTTCTGTCATCAAAATTACATCATAATCTAAACAATCAGCTAATTCACAATAGCCAACATATTCAAGTTCGCCGCAGTACGCAGTTCCGAACGGGCAATCATAACAATTCTCTGGTGTGTCAATCACCAATACTGATTTACTCATTTTCTCCTACCTCTTTTCTGCAAGAACGCTCCATATTGTGCAGGGCTAATGATAGTATCTTTCTCTCGGGTAGCCAGACAATATCCGAGTCTTCCATTCTTTTTGTTTTCTTCTTTTGTAAACATAGTAGAAATGTCTTTGCCTTTACTCACCGCCTTCACTTCCTCTCAGCATCAGGCTCAGGCTGTTATACCCCGGACAAGTTCTGACCCCATTCCTGGTTCTCTTAACAGGACACAGTACGGATATAACGCCACGACCTCATAGACGTGCTCTGTGACATCCTCGCCACGCTGATCGATGTATTTGAAGCACTTTCCCGGTCTAAGGAAGTACCTTGCGCATACATACGCTTTTGTTCCGAATCTTACACTTGCACTACTCGTTTGTGTTCCTCCATTCCTAAATCAAATAATGTAATCTGTGATCTAAATTCTTCTAATCGTTTGCGAGCGTCATTGTAATAATCTTCATTAATTTCATACCCGATATATTCAAGCCCACATTCTTCATAGGCAATCAATGAGCTTGCGCTCCCCACATGGGTATCAAGAATCTTCATTCCTTTCTGCAGATATTTCTGACATATCCAACGATATAAATTTACAGGCTTTTGGGTTGGGTGGATTCGTTTTTCGTTCAGTTTTTTGTTGCCCTGCTGTATTGTTCCTTCAATTATTGATTTTCCTTGGAACATTCCTCTCCACATATAGCGAAAAATGTCAACCCTTCTTGTAAGACTGCAGTAAGCGACTTCTGCGTCTGATTGATCTGAACCATCGTTGCATTTATCCCAGATTATCAAGCCACCTGCCATTGGGTAATCAAAGTAATTACATCCCCAGATAATCTGATTCTTTGATATTCTGAACAGCTGTTTAAAATACTCTCGATCTGGTGGTTTATTATCCCAACCATAATTCTTATATCCACCATCAGGAACATAAATGGAACTTCCATTTTTCTGCTTTACATATTTACTACGATTCTTACCGCCGTGTTCTTTGATTCCGTATGGTGGGTCTACAACTGCCACATCGAAGTAATTATCTGGAAAGTTCGGGAGAAAATTCATGCAGTCACCGCAAATAAATTCTCTTTGCATCAGTGTTCCTCCTGTAATAGTTCTTTATTGTCGAAAATGTTGCCAACTGCTTCATAATGTTCTAGATCAAACTTATTAAGATATTCTTTATCCGTGCTACCAGTTTCGTGTCCTACCCATCCAGCAACGCCCCATTCAACAGTTTCATATGTCGCATCCTCTGGGTAGGATTCGTCCAAGTGTGCCATCAAAATATCATTCTCCCAAATTTTCTTCCCATTCTTGTCGCAAAGCCCTGTGAACTGGCAGAGGGTTTCTGGAATAACCAATTTCATTCCGTCTGTTATCAAAAAGTTGATTGGCAATGTACTCGCTCCTTTATACGGTGGAACGATATAGCAATATCCGCTGTCAATATCCAAATCTATGAGGCTCCCTTCTATCCATTCTCCATTTTTGACTCTCTTTGCCTTAAAAAGAATTTCTCTCATTCAACTCCACCACCTTCCATAATTTCAATGATCCTGTCTAATACTTTTCCTGCAATTTCATAAGCAATATCATGTTTTTTATCTCTTTTTAATTGTTTTAATTGTGCCACAACATCTTCAATGTCAAAAGCTGTCGGCTGTTCATTGACGCAATCAATAAACTCTTTCTGGTCAGAACTAATGCTTGTGCCAATTTCCCAAATTTTGATGTATTTGATTAATTCGTCTGCATCTATTAATCTACCCATTCAATTTCCACCACCTTTCGCAATTTCAACTGTTTCATTCATCTGGATGGTGTTTGTCGTACATGATCGCTACGCATACAAGACCAGCCACTCCGAATATGGTTCCAAGGGTGAATCCTAATAAGAATGTAATCATGTTTAGTCCTCCTTAATACAGTTCTGGAAGTGGTCTCCATGCAATAACTATATACATCTTTGTTCCACCGTGCCCGTCTGAATATTTATCCCATTCAAGATACCCATATTTCTTTTCGTTCCAGTATCCGGCATCACCAAATTTTAAATAATTTGCAATTCCATAAAGCTTTTCAGGTGTTCCATAGACTTTTTCAAGCGTTACAAGATACTCTTTTTCGTCTTCTGGCAATCCCTCACTGACTGGAATCCAGTTGGTAGCTTTTAAACACTCAATAACTTTCTTCTGCTCCTCTTCCGATTCACAGTGTATTACAACGTCATAGGTATCATCGTATGCACTAAATGTGCCATCTTCATTCTGAATAAGTTCCATTGTATCACTCATGCTTCCACCTCCTCGTAAGTTTCTCTGAATATATCTGACTTACACGGATAAAATTCACCGTGAACACCGCAGATGATATAGTCACCAATGTTTGCAAGATGTTCGCCCTCAAGTGTCTTAATTACCAATCCACCCGGAACCTTCCATTTGTCGATATAGAAGTTATCAGATACAATCGGGAAATCAGATACCATATACTCCTCTGGACAATTATTATTCGTCAGGAAATTGAACATTTCTCTCTTATTTTTACCAGTCCACTGTACTGCATCAATTACAACTGGTTTCTTTCTGTATTTCATACTACCACCTCACTGTCTTCTGGCATCTGAAAGGCCACTGATTCTATTATCAATCCTGTATAATCTTTTACCACTTTAATTCCGCTAGCTACGCTCTCTGGAGTATCGTAACTTCCTGTGTACGCCGCACCAACTAATCCCGTACTGACGATTTTTGATGTCTCAAGACTTATATAAGCTTCCTGAATCATATCCAGTACTTTCATGGCTTTTGCTTTGGTGGAATAATGACCCAATGAAATATATTCATCTTCTCCTGGATTCATCTGGCTCCAGCAAATAATTTCTTTGCCATTAATGTTATTGATATTTATAACAATGTTTTCAAACTTTACCAGAGACATCTTATCCTGACTTCTGATTAACATTTTGTGTCCTCCTTATCGCCTACTCTTCGATTCCACTGCTCTACAGTTTCTTCCTCTGTTTCTCTCCAACGCTCAACCATTCCGTCACATTCTGTGCAAGCTACAAGATACTCCTTTCTTGAATCGTTATATTCATTAATCAACATTTCTGCTTTTCCTCCGCAAAACGGACAAGGTTTTAATTTATCCATTTTCCATCCTCACTTTCCCCATGTGAGCAACTGACACGCTATTGTGCAGTCCTCCATGATTTCTGTATTAATATTTCCTCTGCCTGGTTCTAATTCATCAAGAAATACTCCGTTTATGCAGCTATGGCCGATTTCTCGCTCCTGTCTGGATCTGCGTTCGAAAACCTCTGGGAAATCTACTCTGATTTTATTCCAGTAGCCCATTCCGCCTTTCGGGCAGCCTACGCAATTATTGTTCGGATAACCTAAATCGTACATAATCGGACGTTTCAGTCCTAACCTGTCCGCTATTCCATGAGCTTCTTGCTTAGTTAATCCATGTTTAATAAGTGGAAACTCATGGTCGTAATCGCTCAACGCTTCGCATACTCTGTCTGCACGATTCTTTTCGTTCAGGTCATATCCCCATACATAAGTATGATGATCTGGATGCTCACGCTCCCATTTCATGCGAACCCTTTTCTTTAATTTGTCTGTACAAGGCGCTCCAAATGGAGTATTGATGCATCTGGTTCTTTCAATCACATCATCCACACTGGAATATTCTTCTGACTGGATTATCGTTATCTTTCTGCCCAGCAATTTCTCACAATCATGCAAGAATCTCAGGCTGTCAGGATGCTGATTCGATACATGAGTATAGATAATCTCATCAACATCCTTTGCCAGATAACACGCTACAAAACTGCTTATTCCTGTTGAAAACCAACATACTTTCATAACACCACGCTACAAATCCATGTATCGTGGATAAATTTTTAGATTGCTCTACATCTCATGGTCAGTTTCCGTTCCATGCCTTATAGCCACAATGAATATTTTTCTATACAACCATTTCAAGTCTCCGTTGCATAACCTCGGTTTACCGAGGATTCGTTATTCCTTTCTTGTTAAATTTTGTTCCGCAAATTCTTTTATGATCTCGCTATCTTTTTTGTCGTTAGGAAGTATGAGTTTTCTATCAAAAATGTCTTCAAGCCATTCATCCTCGACTCCAATTGTTACATTCGCATTTTCTTTCTTCTTCACTCAATCACCTGCCCTACACAAATCTCAATTTTTCCGCTATTGCTTCAATCACATTTACAGTTACGCCATTTCCAGCTTGCTTGTATAATTGGCTGTCGGAATTTACGAACTGTGCTTTTTCAAAATAATCATCAGGCCAACCTTGCAGCCTAAAGCATTCGCGCGGTGTCAGCTTCCGAATTGCTATGTAACACTGATATTTTTCATACCAGACTGCATATACAATTAATTCATCGGAAACTTTCACAAATATTCCTTGATTGCAACTTGTATCTAGCGTATTGGCAACTTCTTTTCCGACTCTGCACTCCGAATATCCCTGTTTAGTTGCTTCTGCTACTTTTACTGCAAGCCGGTTATCTTTCTGGACTGTAGACAATGTATTTGCAATTCCATCTTCTCTGATTTCATTAGCAAGAAATTCATGTCTGGAAATATCAAGTTTTCCACTTTCGTAATCCTTGCGGATTTCTTTTCCATATTCTGTGCGAACGTTACGCAATACTCCGAGCGGATCAATTGCAACCCCGTGCCTATCCTGAGATGTTAATGTGAACATTGGCTCGCCATCATCTTTGAACCTTCTTCCATTCTGACGTTTTTCTGCCCGATCTGGTGTCAATACTGGAATTGCAACTCCACTTACTTCGGCTTTATGATTTGCAATTCCTTTATTGTATCTGGCTTGTAAGCACCTTGCCTTATTGGTCAACTCTGTTTCTTGATAACTCAAATCAATAAAACACGGCAATGCTACATGATGTCCTCTTCCACCGCCTTGTCCAGTATCAAGAGTCTCGGTAATTCCATCAGGTGCAAACACTTGTGTATTTCTTCTATATCCGTCTTTGTGTGCAATTATTTGAATACTATTTTTTCCGTCTGTTCCTTCGATAGGAAATATTTTTGAGGCACTTCTCCCTCTAAGATGTCCGATAATAAAACATCTTTCCCGGTTCTGCGGCACTCCGAAATCTTTGGAGTTGAGCACCTGCCATTCTGCATCATACCCCAACTGCTCCATTTCAATGAGCAATCTGGCGAAATCCCATCCTCCATTAACACTAAGCAAATTTTTAACGTTCTCAATGAAAAGGTAAGTGGGTTTATCTTCTTCTTTGAGCTGTCCGACAAGGTACATAACTCTGAAAAACAGGCTTGAACGGTTTCCCTGAAATCCGGCTTGTTTTCCTGCAACGGATATATCCTGGCAAGGGAATCCGAAGCACCAACAGTCGGCTTTTGGAATGTCTCCGGCATACACTCTTCGAATGTCATTTGCATACCATTCTCCATTTCTGTATTCCTCCTTTAATATTTCTTTCTGTCTTTTCTTGATAGGAATATCTTCCAATGCCTTTCGCTGCTCTTCTGTCAGTAAGTGCATTGAGATGTAACTCGCAGTAGCAAATTTATCGAATTCGCAAAAGCCAACGCATTCATGCCCCGCTAATTCCATTCCCCTGCGAAATCCTCCGATTCCTGCGAAAAAATCTATAAATTTCATTTTAAACTCCCATCTTCTTAACCAGTTTCTTATTCATCTCGTCAAATCTTACATCTGTATTCTCTTCAATGTCCTGTATCATGTTCAGAACGCTCATTTCACCCCTGTTTGCCATTTCAACATACTCATTGGCAGTTCTTATCACATCAAGCAATCGTTTCGTAGAAAAGCCATATAAACGTCTCAGAGCCATCATCGTTGTGACGGTGTTGATCATATTGCTCCAATCCTCGCCAACGGCAAAGCCATCTTCATAGGCTTTCTTTTCCATTTCCTTGAGCTCTTTCTGGCAGTTCTGGATAGATTGTGCAAACATATGGGCTTGCTGATTCGTATACGGAATGAATGCTTTCTTTTTCTGCTTGATTTTTAGCTTTCCCATCCGACAGCCCTCCTTATGTTGCCTGTCAGAGCATCAAACTCCATCAGTATTCTCATATCGTTTTTATTTGTTTTGCAGATTGTGTCCCGCCCATCATACACAATTGCATATCTTTCATCGAGCAGGCAGGCCGAACAAATCGCCCTTGATACCTGGCTCCTTGTTTTTCCCGTCAGCTCTGAAATCTGATCAATGGTCATTTCTCCAATATACTTCATTCCGTCATATACATCATACAGTTTCATTTTTCTTTACTCCTATCAGTTCGTATGTCCTGCGCGAACCAATTCCGTGAAATATGATCAACCCATCGTCCTCAAACTGCCTTAGATGCCTTTGAACGGCACTCCTACTGATATCTAGTTCCTCAGATATCTTCTTGGTTGTTGGAGTCCCTTTGTGAGACATTGCGTATTCACGGATGAAATAATAAATATCCTTTCGGTTCTGCATCCATTGCATGTGTTTTTGATGCCGTAATGCGTCCATATTCACGATTCCTTTTCATATGTTTTCTCATCAATCAGGTTTTGAAACTTTTCAAAAGCCCGGATTGATACTTTGTTACCCTGTTTCTCCGGCTTTAGGGAAACTTGCAAGTGTGTATCTATGATGTGCGACAGTTCTCTGGCAAGGGATTTCTTGCCCTGCTGTACACCTTGCATATATGTCTTTGGTGGTTTATACTGTCCTGTTACTTGCTTTCCTGTTGACTGTCCACCTGCTGTGATGTTATACATCTGAAAACCTTTGTCAGCAAAAGATTTGATCGTTTCAATTTCTTTCTGGTCGAGTTCACTCTTTTTGCAGGTCATATATGTAAGATTCCATCCAGTGGGGTTACTTTCACTGTAAAATTTATGTTTTTTAAGACTTAACGCTATGTGATCGTATTCTCCTAAATGGCTCGCACATCTCTCGCAAAGGCTAACTGCCTGCCCTACGTAGCTTCTTCTTATTCCTGCTTCATCAGTTCTGTAAAAAGCATATATGCCGCTTGAATATGGAATACCCGGGCATATTTCTTTTATTTTTTTCTCACGTTGACTTTTCATCATATAAATTTGTCTGTAATTTATTTTTTTCATTATTAAAAGCTTATCACCTCGATTCATTTTTTGGTGTGTTCTTGATACCATTATGATACCACTTCGATACCTGTATTGCAAGATAAAAGTGATACCACTTTGGTATCTAATTGACACCGACAGGCAAAAATGCTACAATGTTCTAAAAACAAGGGAGGGATTTCACATGACCGTCAAGTCTGATAAGACCAGAACTAACATCACGTTCCCGATACAGCTTAAAGAACAGCTTGAGCAGATTGCCAAGCAGGAGAACAGGAGTTTTAATAATCTGGTCATTACTGTTCTCCAAGATTTTGTAAAAAGTGCCGATAAATAGTCGGTACTTTTTTATTTAACTGTTATTCTCTCTATCATCTTCTACAGCCTCACCAAGGCAAGCCATAACCGGTCCTGACTCAAGCAAGCATTCTCTTTCTCTGGTATTCTTACCATCATTTGAGCGCCAATCCCCGACAATGTATAGACTTGCATTCGCACTTAAAATGTCTGTGTCCATATCCCAATATTTAATGTGGATTTCGTATGCCGCATTTGCAGAGATCACATATCTGTAAATGCCTTTGGTGACTTCTTTCCAGTCTTTCAAATTTGTTGATATCATATTTACTCCTTTCAAAACGGACATAAATTCAAATCAACATCCAGTCCCGGTCTTGCGATCTGCACCAGAACATCATCTCCGGCAACGTCCTGTATCTCTTTCTGCATCACTTCCGGGTTCCCCCATCCCTCTGACAGGTGGCACAGCGTTATAGTCCTGAGCGAAGCGGTCTTGTTCACTCGGATAATCTCTTTTACAGTAGATAAGCTGCTGTGCCCCCGGATGGAGTGTTCAAACTTAAATGAATCCTGCTCCGGCGATTCGTCAAGATGATTACATTCTATAAGGAAGTGATTTATTCTCATGTTCTTGAATGTGAACGGCAAATATGAGAAGTCTGTCGCATATATCAGTCGTCCACATTCTTTGTGAGATATCAGGTATGCAAAGTTTGGCGTTTGGTCGTGTGGGACATAGAAAGGCGTTGCCCGGAATGAACCTATGTCCTTTGATTTTTTTTCTGGTAAGCCGATCATCAGCTCACCAGAGATTGTGTTTACACTCTCAACTGTCTCGTCGTTAGTGTAAATCTGGATGCCGGACTGCATAAGCTTCTGGAATGATTTCAGGTGATCTCCGTGTCCATGCGTCAGTAAACAACCCGAAACATCCGATATTCTGTATGAGATTCCTTTTAAAATCTCTGAATACCTGCATCCGCAATCCAGAAGCAATGTTTCACCAGATTCAGATTTAAGCGCATAGCAGTTTCCCGGCTGGCTACCTGTATTTATTACTCGCATGAACAATTTGTATCACCTCGCTTTCTTTACATTGCATTTATGCTTCTAAGATAGCATCAGCTTCGTCTATGGTTTTCTCTAAATCGGAATAGACATATGGAATGTCTTTTCCTTTATTTAGATCCTCTAGCTCCGCATAGCTTACTTTGTACATACTATCTCGTATTAATTTGAGTTGCTTCAACGGAAGTTCAATGGTTATTATCTGTTCCCAGTCTTTCTTACTGTCTACTCTCTTCATATTTCACCATCCTTTGGAAATCTGAATACAATGTTTGCTGGTTCAAATTTCACATCTGGACTGCTAACCATGGTTTCGATGATTCCAAAACCTCTTGCAGCCATTTTTATACATTCCTCGTAATCGTCATCACTCATTTCAACGTTTTGCGATAAAAATATTCCTGTATACACTCTATTTAACATTTCCATTGCTTTCTGACACTTTTCTCGGCTTTCATAAACTTCCATTATATACGGACTTTGCTGTATCCCTCCGGCAAATACCGCCTGCACGTAATTGTCTGAAACAAGCAACGCTGTCATTTCATACGGAAGATTTATCTTTCCATTCTGCGATATAATCCTCATAGTTCTCACCTCGTTTCTCGAAATAGTCTTTTACCGGCTCATAGTACGGGCAGTTTTCACACCGCCCAATACAAGCCATATATTTACCAAACTTTCCTGAGTCACACCGATCAAAATTGATACAGTCGAAGTACATCATGTTCGATCATCTCCGAAAAATAACTCTCTCATGTCAACCGGTTCGTATTTCTTGTGCAGCAGCTTCTTATTCTGCCTCGCTCCATGTGGGTCATTGCACATGAAGCTTTTGCATATTTCTGGTCTGACTGGATAAATCTCACATTTATTATTCCTTTTTGAGTCATTCAAAAACGGACAGGTCAAGTCAAATCCAATATTCTTGACTGGATAATTGTGTTGCTGTTCCTGTATATGATTCTTTTTGATGTACCGTCTGATTTCTTTTATCTCTTTACCAGAGACCGGGAGTAGGGTGGAACAGCAAGCCCCACACCCTGTACATTTTCCATTCTCTGTGTAATCGTAAAGACCATTCTCCATATTTTTGAATGCTTCTGATAATGTTCCTACCATATTAATGCAGCTTCCATCCTACATTTCCTCCTGCTTCATAAAATCTGGAATGTTTGGTTCCTGTCCTGCTGCCGGAACTGGTTCTTTCTCGGCAGTCTTTACGGCTTCTGCGACTGTTGGCTGTTTCGGCTGTTCTTCGATTGCCGCTGGCTCATCTGGAACAAATTCTTCTGCATTAGCGTTCTGCTCGATTTCTTCCTGTACTTCTCTGTATGTGGCGTCCATCATGTTGTATTCGTAAGCCTGCACTGGATTGTCCCATCTCTTAGGAATAGACTTCATAATGTTGTTTCGCATCTTACGAATAATCATTGATTCTCTTGATTGTGTTTCGTAATAAGACGGTGAAATGTACGGTCTTAACTCCTCGCAGTCAATGATTGCTTCCAGTTCTCCAATGTCAGCGACCTTTTTCATGATCTCTTTTTTCTTTGCTTCAATCTGGGCTTTCTGCGCATCTGTAGCTTTATATCTATCTGCACAGATTCCAAAAGTTTCATTCTGGAGATTATTCTTGATATGTGCCGCAAGATTCTTCAAAACATCTGCTCTTTCGCAAGAAAGATATTCAATATGCCCGTCTTTGTACTGAATAGGATATACGATACGAACCACCTTACCTACACCAGATTCTTCCCACTCTGGCGGCGTGATTTCTACACCTCTATGTCTCGGCGGTGTATATTTGTCACCCTCTCTAACTTTCCAGTACGGGAATACTTTAGCCACATTGACGCCATATCTACTTACAAGAGCGTCATTTCCATCGCCTTCAATCGCAAATTCGATTTTCTTCTCCCACTGTGCCGGTTTTCCTTTTCCTGCCACATTTACGTTTCTAATCTGGAAATAACACTCTCTCGGCTGTGCATTTGCGTTCAGTTTCAATGCTGCTACTTTCTGCATAACAGACTTTAAGTTTGATGTATTGACCGATTTCATATCAGTTCCACTTTCGTGAATCATCTGATAAATAGCCGCCATTGCTGATACTACGCATTCTTTTGAATATGAATCAAACTCCATTCCTCTTGTTTCTAAATCTTCTTTCATCAGGTCTACATAGCTGTTTGTCCATACTGAAAGAGTGGTGTTGAATGTTTTTGCTTCTGCCATTTTTATTCTCCTTTTCTATTAATCGCAATAAGTTCTATTGCAAAATGGACATCCTGTAATTAATTTCTTTGATGCTCTCTCAACAGAAATTCCTTGCCATTCTTCTCCGCTTCTTGTTCGTCCTTTTTCGGAATAGATATTCTGCCCGCAACTGAAGCATTTTCCATTACGTGGTGCAAAATGCGGATAACCTTTTTCCGTACAATATTTTTCCTGTGCTTTTGCTGCTTTTGAAATGTCATAAGTTTCTGCCATTTTATCCTCCCCCTTTTCTACTCTTCTACTCTGAAATACAATCAAGATATTTCTGAATTTTGGAAACATTCCAGAGCACTCGGCGCCCGATTACAACCTTCGCGCCTGCGGCCATCCCAATCTCTACCGTTGTATTTCGCCCTGAATTTAATAAACTTTGCAATCCCTCGGTACTGACAGTTAAATTATTAGTTGAAGGGGTATTTTTTTTCGTTGCTCTCATGCTTTTTTCTCCTTTTCTTGATTTTTATATTTCCCTCAGGCGCATACATAGTGAATTGAGTTTTTTAGTTTGATATATTCTGTTCTGTTGTGTACTATAATTAACTGTTCTTTCCTGATGTTTCTTATTTAGGTGAACCTCAATCCACCGTGAATACACCTGAGAGTTATGCTCAGTGGCATATGAAACAGAGTGAATATTTTATAATTTTCTGTTTTTTGTTGTTTTAAAGTGTTATATCCTTCTGTGTTTTTCCGGGCATTCACCCGGATTCATATGCCACCGAAAATACCTTATTAAATAACGGTTACGTTTTCTGGATTAATGTGATATCGTCCATTTCCGTTTGCTCGCTGTGTTCCGATTCCAATATACTTTCCACTGGTCTCGATCAACTGTAAAACTGTCTCATGTGGAAATACAATGTCGGGGCAAGATACTTCAATTGTAGTTCTCCAATTATGAAATACATTGCTGCTACAAAGAACCGGGCTTGCACTGATTCCAGATGTAGGAACGATATTGCTCACAACTTCAACGCTCTCAAAATTTACCGGGCAAATGGAGCCTGCCATTGAAAGCGAACGCTTGATGTCTGTTCCTTTCTTTCCGGTTGAATCCTTGAAGAACGTAATAAATGTCTCAGTAAAAGCTTTCTTGAACGCCTGAGTAAGAATGCAAGGACGGTTATATTTCATGTATGATTCCCATTCTTCCTGAGTGTAAAGAGAAATATCTTCATCGTGAAATTCAATTGGTTTTTCCCAGTGAATGCCTGTAACCAAGCCCTCCCAAATATTTTTTGACTGGTTATAGATTTCCGGCATTTTTGTTCCTTTGTCGTGCGCCTGTTTCCAACATTCAGCCTGTTCATAGTAACGACTTCTCTTATGGAGAATAAGGTCTGTATCACCGATAAGTTCCAGTTTTAATGTTGTTTCTTTTAAAGGTTCGATTGTAAAAGATTTTGCTTTTGCCATTGTGATTTTCCTCCGAAATTTTATGATTTGATTTATAGTTTCTGTTTGCGCAAACATTTAAACGGGTTAGTCTGCATTTTTCTGATCGTATACTGTATTATTCTTTCTTTCCCTGTGCTATAATTTCATGTATTGCAGAATAATCCGCTTGAACCTTTACGCAAATCCCAGATGTACTTAGCAAGTAGTAGAATATGCTGTATTTTACTTTCGTGTGCTGTTCTCTATTATGCAGAGATATAATTTTCTTGGCAGATTCTACTACCAGTTAAATACATCTGGTTGAGTTGAACGCTCGGTATGCGGCATGAATTGTCCTGTGCTGTGCTTTGATGTTATATTCTGCGTTATGCTTTTCTTCGCTGTGGAGATTTCATGCCACATACCCAAAATTCAATTTTGTTTGGAGAACTGCTTTGCAGACGATATAAAAGTCATGGCTTGTGCTGTGATGTTATGTCTTGTACTGTAATATTTTGTTCTATACTGACGGTTATACCGCCTGTAAAACAGCCCTCCGTTGAAGTGTTGTGGTTTCCTACACTCATAAACCTGTAAAAACATCTTTCGGTATATTTTCATGTGCTGTTTTGTCTTGTTCTGCTTTGTTCTGCTTTGTTCTATTTTGTTTTATTATCCTGCTTTTACAGGCATATCAACGTAGGAAATTTGCCGCTACTGCACTCATAAACCCATACTGGTAATAACTTATTGTGTTCTGATTTATGCTTTTATATTCTTTTGCATGTTTTCCTGTTCTTGCCAATATAGGCATATCAGTACAGTAGCGGCTTCGATATTTAATTAATCATTTCCCATATTTCTTCATATTCTGAGATACTATTGAATTTCTGCTTTATTGCCAGAAGTTCGCTCCTGCAACGCTCTACAAGTGATTTATATTCGTCTGGTTTTTTCAAGATCAGTTTCGTCGGCTTATATCCAGACTCGTTGTCAGTCTTGTAGAAAACTCGGATTGCTGTCGGCTCTGTCTGTTTATCTGGCTTCTGCTCAATGATTTTAAGATTCCTTACAACTGCTCTGGCTTCTGAAATTCTCCATTTCTCAGCGGCTTCGGTATCATCCCATGTAAAACACTTGTGAAGTTCAGTGTTGCTGTCTCTGGCTTTTTCAAGAATCTGCTGTGGCGTTGCTGATTCCAGTTCTTCGCAGATTTCCATGATTTCATCTGCGCATTTCTGCGCATCTGCTTTAAATTTGAATGTTCCCCATGTAGCTAATTGCATTTACTCACTCCTCTCAAATCTCCGTTACCGTCATATCGCCCTCAGCAACTTTCAAGAATATCAACTGCGCATCTGCCTTAATGCCTGCCAGACTGTTGTTGTCCAGTTCTGCTGCACAGTCAACGAATATCGGATAACTCACGCCGTAAAATTTCTGCAAGCCGTCCATGATAGCAATTTTGCCTTTCATCATCAGGGCTGTATTGGCGTTCCCGATCAGTTTCTTCCAGCCACCGTCCTTGTCCTTCACGTACCAGATGCAAGCATCTACTACTTCACCATTTTTCTGCGTATCGAACAGTTTCACCTTAACTCCGTTAAAATACTGGTTTACCGCATCTTCAAGGGCTGTATTCTTCGCCATACTCAGCGATTTCAGTTCGTCCAGAATCATCTGTGCATCAGCTTTGTTCTGTGCGTACTGTTTCTGGCTTTCCTGAAGCTTCTCGATCTGTTCATCAATTCGGACGTTGTTGTTGGCTTCTCCGATTCTCTGATTAACTGCTGCCAATTCCTGCTTCTTATCGGATAACTGCTCCGAAAGCTGTTTCTTTGCTTCTTCGCCATCGTCCAGAGAATTAAGCTCCTGTTTTTTCTCTTTGATTGATGCAAGAATCTGCTGATATTCAGCGTTTTCTAAGAAATCTGGTTCTTTCAGTATAGCTTCCAGATTCTTGTTTTCTGCATCCAGAGAAGTTTTGATCTGCTCTAATTCATTTGTCAGTTTGGAAATTTCAGATGTGAGAGTTTCTTCCTGCTTATGCGCTTCTCTCATATCGGCAGACGCTTTGTTTCCAACCTGAATAACTTCATCAAGTTTGCGTTTCTTGTCCTGTTCCCATTCTTCCTTAGCTTTTAACTGCTGATTGATTCTTTCCTGCTTTTTCTGTTCAAATCTGCTCTTTAGCTGCTCAATCTGCTCTGTCGGAAGATTCTGACCGCAAGTCGGGCAAATGGTCTCTGCGTCCTTGAATGTCTCAGATTCAATGTTTTCCAGAGCTGTGTTGTCCCATTCCGTATCTTTGATTTTTGGATATTGCATTCTGGCGTTCTGTAATTTTTCAAAAAATTCTTTCTTCTGTGATCTCAGGTTCTCCAATGCGGAAGTCTTTCTGTTCAACTCTGATGTTTTGATATTCCTGTCTAATTCAAGAGTGCTAACTTTATTGCAAACCGATGATTTCTTCTCTAACAAGTCCGCTTTAGCCTTTGAGTCTATCTCTAACAGTTTTGTTCTTAACCCTGCCAGTTCTGCTTTAATCTCTCCAGCTTTCTCGTTCCCTGCCTGTGCAATCTGCGTTTCAAGGTCTGAAATCTGTTCCTGCAAGGCATTCTTCTGCAATTCCAATTCGGCGGTATCAGCATCGACTTTTGAATGCTCCATACCTATAATCTGGTTTGGAATGGCTTTCAACTGTTCTTCTGCCTTTTTCAGCGTTGCGCTGTTCATGGCTTTGATTTCGTCTGCCTTATAAGTTTCCAGAAGCGGTACCAACTCGGCACAGTCTGGAACCGTCTTGGCAATCTCTAAATCTGATTTCCCGGCACCGCCTGACATGGAAAACAGAATTTTTCTGGCATCTGCATCTTTCAGGTCTGTGAAGATTTCCATGTGAGACAGCATAAGGAAATTGTCAAAGTCAAACCCACGTTCTTTCAAATCGGCTTTAAAATCTCTTTCAGCTTTTGAAACGCCATTGATCTCATATTTATTGGACAATGCAACCTTGCCCGGTTTCCCGTCCTTTGGCTTACTTTCTGTGCGCTTCTGGAACTTCGCTACGCTTACCGGCTTCCCATCAATTACAAGGTCAATGTCAACTCTTGGCAGGCATTCTCTGCCATTGTCCGGTCTGATATCCGGGTTACTTTTTAAGCTATAGTCCTTGTCACAGAACACCCACATAAAGGCATCTGCCAGTGTGGTTTTCCCGCATCCGTTCTTCCCGGAAACGATTGTTCTGTGACCGAACTCTATTCTTTTCTCCTGCTGGCCTTTAAAATCGGTCAATCTAATTTCTCTTACTTCGATTTTATTCATATTACAAAACCTCCAATCTTTTTACTAATACTTCCAACGCTGTTACCCATGATTGACTCTGATTAGACCAGAGTTCCCGGCTTTGGAATCTTCCGCGGAGTTTGATTTTTGTTCCCTTTTCCAGATTTTCTACGACATCTGCGTTTTCCTCCCAGCACAAACAACTGATTGCATCTGATCTGGTATATCCGGCTTTCTTCTTTCTGTTTACCGCCAGAAGTATTCTTGCCAGCTTCCTGTCGTTGTTTGCGCCAACCATCTTTATTGTTGGCTTTTTAATCAGATATCCAGTCAGATAAACTTCGTTCGCATCGTGTTCTTCCAGTCTTTCAAGATACTGAATGTCCATTGCTCTTACATACGCTGTAAGGCTTTTCTTTCCATCTTCTCGGACTGTTCGACTTCGCATTTCACCATATACACTAGCAATCAGCTCTGTTTTTCTGGAAACCATGTATTCTGGTGCAATAATTGGAAGAATGTCATAAGATGCATTCTTTCTGAATATTGTCATTCTTCCCTCGTACATCTTGGTTTCACCGTATCCTTCATGTGAGAATACGAACCCTGCCGGAATGTCACCTGATAAAAGTACCTGGTTCTCATCACGAATTTTCATTTCCTAAATCACCTTCTTCATTCAACAGCAATAATGTCTCCACAAGAACTGCTGCCTGCTTTAAAACAATGTTACTGAGTTTCTTGTTTCTTGCTTCGAGTTTTGCGTTTTCTGCTTCCAGATCACAAATAATCTCGCTTGCAAGTGGTTTCTGTTCGTTGGATGTGTGTTTTTTAGACATAAAAAATGCCCTCCTAATTATTTATTTGATAAATACAGGAAGGTGTGTTATACTTGTCCTGTATTTAACTTAGCCAAATTAAGTTAGATACGTGGCTCTGCGCGGTATGGTGGTACCCGCAGGGCTTTCTTACTCTTTATCTGCTTCTACAAATTCACCGTTAATGAGTTTATAGAATGTATCTGGCTTAATCTTTTCACCGTCAACTCTTGCACTTTTTACATCTACGATGTGGTATTCGCCGCCCAGCTCTTTATATTCTGCCAGTACAATAAAGCATCCAAGTGAACCTTTAGACTTAGAATTGTATCCAATGGCCATTGCGACGCTTTCTTTTCCTTCTACTGTTGCTGCTGAGCGGTTTCCGGTGTTGGTTGCTGCTGAGCGGTTTCCGGTGTTGGTTGCTGCTGAGCGGTCTCCGGTGTTGGTTGCTGCTGAGTAGTCTCCGGTGTTGGTTGCTGCTGAGCGGTTTCCGGTGTTGGTTGCTGCTGAGCAGTATCCGGTGTTGGTTGCTGCTGAGCAGTCTCCGGTGTTGGTTGCTGCTGAGCAGTATCCGGTGTTGGTTGCTGCTGAGCGGTTT